TTTCGATGGATATACTGTCTTTCTTGTCTAATGATTGTCTTGTGTATACTGCTTTCATGTATCTCTCTCCTTTGATGTTTTATATCACAGGAGAATTATACCATTAAGTTTACTTATGTGTCAAACGACTTAGTGTCATTGGAAAAAATAAATTGTAGTTGTTTGATGATTCTTGTTTTAATTTTTTGTATTTCTAGCTCGTCCATATTTGGTTGACAGTTTTTAATTGTAAAACCATTCATATGATTGACTGATTTAATAATATATCCTTCCATATTCTACCCATTAATTATTACATTCTATTTATATGTAGAAACTCAAAAAAAAAGAATAGGGAGCAGCAAGTAATTTGCCGCTCCGAATTATTTATCTGCTAAAAAATATCCAAAATAAACATCTCCTATTTGAGCATACTCCGCATATCCATCCCAAGTTTTAGAAAATCCATATCCTGAACGGAAGTACATGACGTGTGATGGAAGATTTGACCCATTTTTAAGTACTTGGTCAACGGCTGCATAATTCGTTTCTGTCGGTGTTGTTTTGTAAATTAGCCCAGACGGAGAAAATTGATATGGATAATATATTACAGATGTAATAGTATTTCCCCACATACCGTCTTGCCATCTATTAATTACCACAGAAACAACGGCTCTTTGGCATTCAATACTCTCTGTATTCGCTTCAAGATAAACCAACCTTGCCAACATTTCGCGTTCTACTGAACTAATGTTATATTTGTATGTAGGCTCTTTTTCTACCTCAACGATTATTTCTCTTTCAATTTCAACCTCTTTAATTTCCAATTTTGGTGGAAGTGCAACAATAACTATTGCCATTAATATAATAATACCGATTAAAGCGGCAATGATTTTATAATAAGTTTCTTTCATTTATATCGCTCCTTAAAAAATAAGCGGCGAAACTGAGTCCGCCGCTATTAAATTTTAGTTTGTCCCGGTTGAACCGAATCCACCTGCTCCTCGTTCAGTCTTATCTAACTCATTAACCTCTACAAAGTCCACATGATAGTAAGGCTCAAACACAAGCTGTGCAATTCTTTCTCCGCCTTCAATAGTCTGCGTTTCTGGAGAGTCATTGTGAAGTGCAACCATATACTCGCCAGTATAGTCTTCATCGCAGATCCCGACGCAATTTGCAGGTCTTAGACCTCGCTTTGTTGCCAATCCACTTCTTGCATAAATTTTTGCACAAAACCCTTCTGGAGGCTGAATAGCGAGTCCAGTAGGAATCAGCCTTGTCTGTCCTGGCATAATATATGTTCCATCGCTTGCGTATAAATCATATCCTGCGGCTTTTTCACTTCCTATTGTGGGGATGTGTGCGCCATCTCTGAGTTTTACAAATTTTGCTGTCATACTATCACCTCCTTAAATAGAAAACATATTCCACCAATGAGGCAGATTGCTCGTGGTCTTAAAAGTAAAACTGCCGTAATCTTCTACAAATTTCACTCTAAGCTCCTCGAAGTTCTCATACGCATCAAGAACTTCTTTGTAGCGAATTTCCTTTTCTGCTCTTAACTTATCCTTTTCTTCTTGCTCTCTTCTTTCAAGTTCTGCTTCGAGATCTTGTAGCATCTTTCTAAGATCTTCCGTTTTCATCTCTTCCATAATCAATCATCCTTTCAATCATTTTGTATTGTTAATCTTCTACTTTGATAATCTTGTATTTGCCACAGTTACACTCTGTTTCCTCACCTCTTGCGAGAGCGTCTCTAAATGATTGACAAATACACTTCGTAGATTGGTCCCATATAATTGCACAAGGACAGTATCCTTTTGTTTCTTGGAGTTGTCTATTTACCTCAGCGATAAGTTCACGATCATCACCAAGTACAATTTTATATTTAGCCATTATGATATCCTTTCTGCCCATTGGTTGTCACTAGCTAGTTTAATCCCCAATACTTCGTCGTAATGTGGCTGTTGGTTTGGAACAAAACGACCAAACTTAACAATAATATTTGAAAACTCGGTCAGTCGTTTGATTTTGTCTTGAATTTCATTTTTATGAAATCCAGTATATACCACTATATCATCTTGGTTATATTGTCTAAAACATTTAATAAAATTAAAAAGTTGTTCAAATTCATCAAAATTTTCCAACCCACCAAAAACAATAGCAGAGGTAATTGGGTTTGTTTTATACCTTTGTACCAAAGTATCAATTGTCACCATTTTTGTTTGTTCTAAGGCCAATCCCTTATTAATACACAAACAGGTGTTATTTTCTTTATCACATTTGAAATCACAAATTGTATTAGAAACGAACATAGACGGTTTTTTATATTGTAAAAAACTTTCATCTTCAATCCCTTTTGTTTTAAACATTAGTAATTTTTCTGGGATAATTTCTTCATCGTAACGAATTTCAATCAATGGAATATTGTGTTTTAAACAATATTCTCGCTTTAATTTATCTCTTTCAATTGATTCTTGAAATTCTTCATCTGATAAATTAAAGGTGTTTTCAAAATGTTGTATTCCTTGATACTCAATTAAATATTGTGGAATATTTTCTTTATTCAAAACGCAAAAATCAAACCTTAAATACTGTCCGTATTTACTCTTTAGATCTTTAAATGTGTATTCCTTCTCAAATTCAACATGATACTCTTTTAAAATTTTTGCGATTTGCTTCTCCCCATATGAAGATATACATCCACAAGACTTAGTATGTCCGATTTTAAGCTTATTGGTTGATACGACCGTTTTAGCTCCACAATTTAAGCACTCACAATTCCAATAATGTTGTTTTAATTTATATCGTTCCATATTTTCAGAAATCACCTTTAAATACCCAAAGATTTGTCCGGTTAGATCTTCATACGGTCTTGGTCTACAACCACAAGTTAATATTTTACCAGATGATAAATGATTTAAATCAACCTCTTTTTCATTGCCGCATTCACACCTACATAGCATTCTTCTACAATTGTGTGTTGGTGTCACTTCTTTTATTATTGTTAGTTTGCCAAAAGTGTATCCAGTCCAATCTTCTTTATATGGACGCATACACCCACAAGTAGTTGTATTGCCGCTACGTAAATTATCGCCTGTTATTATGGTAGTATTTCCACATTTACATTGACACAACCAGCGAGACTTATGCGTCCCTTTTGGGGACACATAATCTTCTTCTCGCGAGACAACAATCAGTTTACCGAATTGTCTGCCTATTAAATCTTGCATATTAATCACCTATCACAGAAGTTTCACCATACATTACCGCGGTATCATACCACTGACGAGCAGAGAACTCCGTAAATCTTTCCTTGCTATAAGACTTAGAGGGTGTGAGGAAGCCTACGACTCTCTGGTAAGTATCACAAGCGTGCTCTCCACACTCAGGGCAAATATCTGAGTCTACGAAACCGTGATGGTTCTTGCAGACATTAATCTTGGTATTGTAGCAGAAGTAGATAACACCCTGGCTGGCAATGTAGTTCAACATCTCCCACGCCATATCGGTATTTGGGAAGTTGTTGTCGATGTTGATGTGAGCGATGGCTCCACCGGAACACTTGTTGTCGAGAATCGCACTCGTTCTGATCTTTTCATTAATCGTACACTTCTCGGTAAGAGGAATCCACTGATTGCTATAGATGAAGTTATCGTGCACGTCAAAGAGGATATTATCCTTAGCACAAAGTTTTACTGCTGCTTGTTCAGCAGGGACACTTTCAATGTTAAACGAATACTCGTCAGTAAATCCATCCTTAGTTTCATTCAGTACATCAAAAATCTTCCCAGCGAAATCCATTCCCTTTTCAGTATAGAATTTATTGCCAAACTCATCTGTTTCAATATATCCAAATTTCTCCATGGTTTCGTATAAACCTAAAATTCCTACCGTACAGTATTGCTTATCCATCTCAATACCACCGTCGCAGTAGTTAGGAAGCAAACCCTTTTCAATGTTTCGGTTGATAATATGTCTTACTCTATCAAGAACCTTGCAACAGAGAGTAGTTCGCTTCTTAAGAAGATTGAGATACTTCTTTTCAGTCACCTCTTCACCAAGTTCATAAAAGATATGAACGAGATTGATTGTATTAACTTTAACAGAACCAATACTCAGCGCGGTACCACCGATAGAATTGATGAAGCCCTTCAGTTTCGATGTATCAGAAAGAAGTCTACAACAATTACTCAAAGTGGTTACATCTCCGCTAACAAAGAAGTTGGAATCATTCCATTTGCAGTTATGGTCTGAGCACCATCTTGCAAACTCTTCATCTACAAACTTACCGTCCTTGTAAAGAAGAGAATATGTTAAAACGGGGAAGGTGAACATATTCTCCTGTCTAATCTTTGATACAACTTCCATAAATATTTTCTGATGCTCAATAAATTCGTCCACATAGTCAATTGCAAATGTGCCATCAGGGAATTCGAGTCCACCGAACAGTGCTTCGTAATACTCTCTATCAAAAATAGAGACATTGACAAATGCTGATTGGTCAATTCTCATAAAGGGCTGATTCAACCTATAAATCAACTTCTGGAATGACTGTCTTACATAATAATCTGGATTGTTAATAACGAAACCACTTTCACAGTCCTTCTTCCAAAAATAATATGTCCATACAAGAATATTTGGAATACCAACCGCACCCGAGGATCGATTGCTCATAAAACTAATAAATTCGATAACATCATCAATGAATGTTGTTAAATGCTTGGGCGGTTGAGAATTATAGTTCTTTAAGAAGAACAATCCCTCAGTTGCAAGTCTGCTAAGATCATATGCATAGCAATAAGGTACATATGTAGTAGAAGGAAAGTCGTGAAGATAGAAACCTCCAGTATATTCGGTTTCAAGCCACTCTTTTGCCGTCTTCAAACCATACTTCTTTTTAATCTCATAAAAGATTTTATTTGCTGCAATAACCTTGTCAACAGATTTCCCCTTTTCCGTTCTGAACGATGCAATATCCTTGCTAGATGCATTGGCGTTAGCGTCAATAGTTACATCTGCTACATTCTTATCAACAAATGCGTCAATAAAATCAGAAAAATTCATCTGGGAATTGTGAATTCCATTAAGGATTTCAAAATCCTCCCCGTACTTTTCTCTTAGAGTTTCAAGTGCTCTTTCAAAATCCTTATTAAACTTAAGTTCGATATCCATATTTTACTGTCCTTTCAACCAATCTACTGCTTCTTTAAATCCATAAATAATTCCATCAACCTCAAGCTTAGGTGCTTCCTGAAATCCTTTTGCCTTCATGACCTCAATGTCGTTGACAGTTTCATATTCAACGCCACTCTTATCGAGTTTCATTTTTAAAATCTTGCATTTTGGACATCCATGCTCATACAAAATTACTTTTCCCATTCCTTATTCTTCCTTTCTATATCATTAATAATGCAAACAATATCTCTCCAATTGCTGGCTCGATAAATATCATACGAATAATCTTTTGATGAATCTCTATTATATGGATAATCAAAGCAGATTCTTTCGCAAATGTTACCCGTCAAATTGTCTAAACAATCATCAATCATAATATCGCACTTCAACAAGCTTTTATCCATAATTCTGATGATGTTGTCCGTTGGAATAAAGTTAAAATATTGCTTAATCCATTGACATTTCCATTCAAAATTAATAGGATCAGTTGCTGTCGCCAAATATACTTGATGACCATTTTTGATTAATTGTCTTAAATATTTTTGAGATCCTTCAATTGGATGTAAATTGTTCCAAAATTCTTTTAACTTAAATAAGCCAATAATTTTATCTGCAATATCAGTCGGTAAACATTCATCAAAATTATATGATGTAATGTCATCCATTTTTAGACTAGTGTCCATATGTTCGTTGCAAATGTCGATTGCTGCTTGAGTTAAATTATTAAGAACACCGTCAATATCACACATAATAATCATTCTGTTGTATCCTCCTTGTTTTTCCAACACCCCTCGACTTGGCTAATCCATCGAAGTACAGAGTAAGCCCGATAAACATCAATATTAGATATTGCATAGTCGAAATCTGCATTTCTCAGCATGGCGCGAAATTGGTCTCGCTCTGCCATCTCCCTTTTCATGAATGTGAGTCTGTCATCACCACGTTTTGATAGTGCACGATCCTTGCGAACATCGTCTGGAGTATTGACATATACAGTTACGAGTCTCAAATTTGGCAAATCGAGTTCTCGCAAATGTTGAACTCCAACAGGATCGATAACATAAATATCATTTTCATATAGTTGGTCAATAGTGCAACAATACTTATATGTTCCAATCTGTGTAAAAGCTGCAATCCGACCAGAGTCTTCGAGCGTTTTATACTCTTCGTCAGAAATAAAGATATGTGTATCGCCTTCATTTACCCTGCGTTCTCTCGTGGTGTAACTGATAATCTGCCGCAATCCGGTGCGTTCACACAGTTTGTTTGCGAGGGTATCCTTGCCACTAGCAGTACGCCCCATTAAGCATATTAGCACGTGTTCCTTATCCATTTGTATCACCGCCTTGGTATTTCTTATTTAATCCACAACAGTTAAACTCTGTACATCTGCCCCCGCGATACGAACACATTGGCTCTAATGTTCCATTAAACTCTGGGCAAGCCTCAATGACAAGCCTACAGATTTCTTCCATAACTTGACGAGTAAATGGATCTGCTTGCATACACAATCTACGTCTTGCCATAAACATAAGTTCTTGTGCGTTGATATACATCATATGGGATACAGGAGAATCCTGAGGTGCCTTAGTTCTGTCATAATTGTCTTGACGGTCATTTCTTTGACTCTGCACAAAGTGAGTGACGCCAGTAAAATGTCTACAGAAATGTACTGATACATAATAAGGAACATTCATTTTAATGCAGAAGTTTAATGTACGAATCGGACTATGCTCTGACATAAGTAATTTGTGCTTCCACTCGTCTGTTGGGAGTTTCGTGCTATCTTTACCTACTGTGTTAAGAGTGCACTTCTTGCATAACATCCAATCTTCTTCTGTAGGATATCTTAAAATTTCTACATTAAAAACCATATCAAACCTCCACCTTTGTCACGCTAAAGTGTTCCATTACGCATTCACAACTACAAAATACCTTGCCATCATCACTTACATAATACTCTTCGTGCTGATCTGTAATTAGTTCACCGCAATTCTCGCAGTATCCGAAATTTCTCATTTCATCCATTGCTATTGTCTCCTTCCTGCTCGAATTTTTCTTTCTCATACAGCACGCCATTCTTCGGCGATCTTGTGATTGCATCTTGTGGTAACAATCTTGGTCCTCTAGGAGAATCTTTATATGCCTCAGACATGACGCTATCCCATTGTACTTTGTTTAGTTCACACATCACTTTGTCTCCATAAACAGGCGCACAGTAAGGCAGAAAACAATGGTCCGCATGATTAAATTCATATCTACGCTTTCTAATGCGCTCTACAAGAGCTTTCTTTCTGTCTTCTGTAAATGTTACTACTGGACAAACGCCTGAATAACAACTCGTCCATCCAATCACCTTTTGGCTCATATCTCATCATCCTCCTGGGCTTGCTTTGCTTCAATCTGCTTAATCATTTCGACAATTTCTCTTTGGTAAGAGTTCTCCTTGAGCCACATACAGTAACTTCGGTCTTTGTTATAAAGATCAATGAGTTTTGTTCCCTTCCACTTACCGAAATTGACAACATACTCATCAATGTTCGTAGGAGTAAGTTTAGGTGTTTCGGTGTTGTCAAACGCCATAGTCAAATCTTTTCTACTGGCGAGATAATCTGCTAGGTGTACAAAGTGCTGGTATACATCTTCTGGCTTCGGGAGAACAACAGAACTCTTTTTATCCGTTGACCACTGACCCATATGTGATTCAATACAATGCGCAATAAACTCAAGTTCATCATGATTTAGATACTGACCTTCATAACTTCTCACTACATTTGCCATCTGAATAGGGTGGTCAAATTTGGTATACTTAGATTTCTCGTAATCAGACTGTTCTCCAGATTTTCTACCATCATGTACCAAACCAGCGACACGCATCAAATCAAATTTTCTGCTACCGATAGTTGCATACTGCTCAAGTTCAAAGAAGTAATTGAGAAATCTTACTACGGCAATCTGGTGACGCATTAATCCGCCTACTCCAAGGCTATATGCCGGATGGTACTTACCAGTTGAAGATGCTCCGACTTCCCAAATATAATTGGGAAGCCCTTCTACAAGCACTCTTGCAAACTCTCGAATATCTTCATTTACAATTGTTGCAAGAATTGGTGTAACCATATTATTCTGCTGTTCCGTCATTAGTCTCTTCCTCCGTCACTTCTTCCGAATCATTTTGTTGTGTTAACTGTACCGCAAGCATCTTTTTGATATCTATGACACAACGTTCATAGTCTCGCAGACTAGTCTTGCCAGGCTTTTCAAGATGCTTTTTGAACTTACCCATGACTGCCGCTGAGATATAAGTAGCACCAATTCTCATTCCTTGAGTTCTAACTGCTTCGAAGTGCTCTTCGATGACCTTCTTAAGTTCTTCTTTGTTAGCATTCTTTATTTCGTCAACTACATCTGTCATATTAATTTCTTCTGCCATAATCAATATCCTTTCTTAATCATTAAAATGTAATGCATACTTCGTCCATACTTCTGCCTTGTGACCATCTTCGATGAACAACGAGCACATAATGGCAATTAGACAAGCGACGACAATACTATTGCCTGCCTGCTTGTAAAGACCAGATGCCGCCACATACCGAGTAGCACGACGATGGTCTCTGTCGGTAAAATTCATAAGTCTCCAGCATTCACACGATGTGAGTTTTCTAATTCTCCATCTGATCTTTGGCTCTTCTTGCTCGATAACACCCTCATATCCAAGACCATTAACAACATTCTCTTCAAGGTTTCTCGATCCTTGTTTGTAAATCGACGCCCTAATCGCCGAAGCAACCTGCTTACCTCTTGTGCTACAAGGATACTCAATTTCTCCATCTGCCGCTTTAAGTCCAACTCTCTCGCTTCTAATTGTAGGAGCCGTATCCGAATACACTCTCGGTTCTCTACTCTGATAGAAATCTTCCACAATAACAGGCTCAATAATCTTAACGCCGTTGCGTTCTGCAGAAGCACCACAGTTGCAAGTAAGAGTATTAATTGCATCCTGGTCTGCACTGATACGACTGTTGTAATCGTCATATACGATAGGCTCTTTTACAATAAAACTTGACTGAGTGGTCGTTCCATTAATCGCCGGTGAATAACCTTCAAATACTCTATTCGCTTTATTGTATCCATTGGGAAAACTAATATCGGCACAATCACCAACATTGAACTCGTCAACCACATCGCTATGAATGTATCTCTTAACATTACCGTCCTCGGTAATCATCTTCTTCTGAGTTTCAGTCCACAGATTCTTTTCTGCCTGAGGTTCAAGAACATAATTATCCTTCTGTACAGTTGTAATTGTATTAGCCACACCATCATTGCGAGGTTTCATCTCCCTCATATTGCCAATCTTTTCATCGACTTCTCCGGCCTCATACTGCTTACGAATCGCCTTGCCATATTCTGTTCTTTCTGCACGAAGCACCTGAGGTTCGCACACATAATTATCTTTCTGTACACTTGTGAGAGTGTTTGTGCAACCACTATAGTTCGGCTCAAGTCTCTGTTCCGTAGGTGCTCCAGTCGTTCTATCGGAAGGATTATCTGGATTTCTGCCACGAGAAGCGACGATGAAAGGTTCTTCTGTTACAATAAACGGCTGACGATTACCTCCTTGCATTGTGTCTAGCGTTGGTGAAATAGAATCCTTATCCCAAATGGCACCAGCCTGGTGTCTACCATCTTCGCTATCGTAAAGACCGCCAAGTCTAATAGGTTCAAGTTCCTCGACTGGCACACACTTAGGATCTTTGTAATCTCTTGCGAGAAGCGTATCACACACATCGGTTGTCTGAATGCGTTTCTTCTCTTGCATAAAGGTTGAGTTGAGAATCTTCTCGATACGGTCATCGGGAAGGTAATACTTCTCATCAACATCGTGCTCAAGGACATCTTTAAGGCGAGTTGTAAGAGGAATAGTTTCGGGGAAAATATATCCCTTGGTATCTACATCCTTACGAATGGAGATTGCAAAAATACGCTCTCTATTCTGAGGGATACCATAGTGCTTTCCATTAAGCACCTTATAATATGTATTATATCCAATAAGATCAAGCCAATTAAGCCATGCATCGAACTGAGGCTTAAATTTCTTGCCGACAAGATTCTTTACATTTTCAAGCAACAGATACCGGGGAAGCGTCCCTTCTTCATAAGATACCGTAAGTAGTCTCTGAACCTGACCAAGAAGACCAGAACGAGTGCTCTTGATATCGATGTTTCCACAGTTAGGACAAATATTATTTGTCTTAGGATCTTCAAAGTTAATAGGCCAAGAACAGTCACACTTATCACACTTATTAACCATACCTTCTCCCTTTCCAGCCACTGAAAGGTCAGTGCAAGGATAAGAATATGTAACAAAATCCACATAAGGTAATCTTTCAACCTTGCTAATATCGCCAAGGTTCTTGCTAAGTTTGTCGGCGATATAATACTGCTTCAACTTTGTAATAGGGGTACGCATTGTAATTTTATGTTTACCCTTTTGGAAGTCGTAACCCAAGTTCTTATCCTGAAGTTCAGCAACCATCTGTTCCTGAGAAGGAAAATCGAATGTTTTCATTTCCTTCTCCAAATCCCATCTCATTGCAGCATAACTCAGAACTGCATCTGCGTCGCAATCACAAGTATTTTTTATTTCATAAGGCAACTCCAACTGCCGGAGTGCTCTCTCCTGTGCTCCTATACCAGCACTAGGAGAACAACTCAATCATAGATATGATATTGTTGTTCATTATTCATCATCTCCTTCGTTTATAAATTTCCAACCATATCCGCCCGCGTGATGTCTATCTCCGAGGCAAACAGATCTAATATTAAATTGATTAATTTTGGTTTCTCTACCAGCACTCGACAAAGTTTTAAATGTTTTAAGAATCTGACCCGTCTGTAAGTCTATCATTGCTACTGCTTTGGCAGGTCTGCCCCAACCTTTTGTTTCCTCATAAACAGGAAATAATCCAGTATCGTGTGCGTGTTTCTGATTATAAGAATTGTCACACCACTCAAGATTATCTACGCAATTATTTGTTTTACATCCATCTTTGTGATTTACTTGAGGCAATGATAATGGATTCTCTATAAACGCCTTAGCAACTAATCTGTGCACCGTAATTGTTTTCTGTTTTCCATCCTTTGATAGATACACGATTGGATATCCTTTGTGGTTAATTCCTTGCTTCAACACTTTTCCAAAAATGCGTTGTAATTTATTTGGTGAAACCTCGCAATAGACATCTCTATCAACGCTTCGTACACGACCGAGATTGCTAACTTGATACATATTTATATACCCATCTATCCACTTCCAAAGTTCTTCCATAAAATCATCTCTCAATCATTTTGTTCTGTAATGTTTCGTTCGCATAAAGAAACTATGTAATCACACAAAGCATCAGGAATTCTCGACCGATCCTTAGAACCCTTAACCCCTTGCACTCCATTTCTACTACCTCTCGGTGCAGACTCGTGGCACGAATCACCATTCTTACAGTGCTTGAATTCTGGGTTCGGATAATTAGTGAAGATGTGTGTTGGCTTCATATATTTAAATCCGTATTGACAATATGTCACTAGATGCTTCGGAATGCCTTGCATAAATCTCATATTACATAATCCACCACGAGGATTTTCTATAAAGAAATAAGTAGGATTAAGCTCTTTAATGAGCTCAATAACATGAGAGTTCACCTCATCACAGAACTTTGCATATTCTGTTAAGGGTGCAAGGTTTCCGTCCGCTTCCTTAACTCTATGGTGACTAATTGCAGCCAAAGAATAAGACGTACAATCTGGCGATGCCCAAATTACATCGGGTTTACCGAACCTCTCAATGATATCCTGTGCCGTAATCTTTCCGATGTCTTCGTGCCAATCGATATCTTCGAAGTTTTTATCCCACTCAATGGAATAAACTTCGTGACCAGCCCTTTCAAAGGCTTTGCCAATTGATCTCGTTCCAGCAAATAGTTCAAGTACCTTCATTTTTTATACCTCAATCATTTTGTATTGTTAATACAAACCCCACTCTGCAAACTTCTCAAAGCCGCCTACAGAATTGATATACCCTCTTGCAATCTCAACAATCTCCTCGTAAGGACGACCGTCAATTGCCTCGTCTCCAATGGCACAACAGAGTTCTACGGGTTCATCAACTGCCTGTGCCTTCAAGAAAGCATAAATGTTCACGCTTACATCAGCCTTACTCAAATCCTTGCCATGAAGTCCACCACCAGTGACACTATCTGCCATATCAGATCCAAGTTTTCTATTAGTTGCACCAGTGTCTACATTTGTGCCACCAGTCCAGTCGCCAAGCGGATTAATAATAGCATTAGGATGTAGAAGTCTCAAGTCTTCAGTCTTGGCGTTGCTCTGACAAATAATTAACTTGTTTCCGTCAAGAATATACTTACCATCGGTAGGATATCTGTCATAAATTTCTCTTGCAGCAAACGAAAGATCCTTCTGCTCTTCCGTAAGGGGCATTCCCTTGAAGATACCATTGTCTCCACATCTAACACCGTACAGTTGATTTCCAAAAAGACGCACATCTTGAGGAACCTGTTTGAAATCGACTTTAACATCGCCGGCAATTCGACGAACAATTGCCTTAACATCTCTTTTCTTAAATGCAATTGAAGACTCGGCAATGATATGGCATTTTCCATGTCCAACCAAAACTTCCACTGCTACTTTGGGATTCGGATAGTTTGCGTATGCAAGGTCAACAATCGCTCCTGCAATTCTGTCTGCCACCTTGTCAGGGTGACAAGGATTTACTTTCTCAATCATTTTAATCTCCTTTAAATTAAATTTTCGTACAATCATTTTGTACTGTAATTATTATACCACTTTTATTTCGGTTGTCAACACCTAAATTAATTAGTTTACAATTTATTTACAATTCTGCATCCATAATCTTCTTTAGCTCTTCAAGCATGTTCTCGTGGCTGCCTCGGGAAAGAACCCACTCTCCATCAACATATAGGTCATATACGTGGTCTTCGCGCAACTTAATCATAAACTTTTTAACTGTTCTGTTTGCCATATTAAATAATCTCCTTCAGATATTTACTGTGTGTATTTTTAAGGTATTCCTCAATTAATCTGCTTTCCGCCTTTGTTTTGCTAAAAGCAATAATGTTAATTGTAGGCTCCATTCTTCTGTTGTAGCCATCGTTCGCTACATATTTTATTTTGTGTTCAACAAGATAATTACAGAACCTCTCGACATCTTCTCGGTCGGATGATGTTAATACGACTGTCCATTTGGCATCCTTCTTAAAGTGGCCATTGATAAGGAATGCAACATAGTTTCCAACACCAGATGATACTGAAACAATAACTATTGCCAAAATTGTATTGTCGCTAATTACCTGGTCGATAACCAAGTAAAATATCAATTGCGATATCACAACCAGAATGGACGAAATAATCTTGTATTCCTTATATGTGGCTATCGACTTGGCTGTCAGAATCACATTATCAAGCACTTTGATTAAGGCTAGAATGATATATGTCATGCATTATCACCAATCATTTCAAGGAATTGAGCTTCTGTGATGATTGGAATATTAAGTTCTGTCGCCTTCTTGTATTTACTACTGCCACTTGCCTCATTAGTAATTAAGTAATTAGTGTTCTTGCTTACTGATCCGGAGGCTTTGGCACCAAGTTCTGCAATCTTGGCGTTGATACTGTCTCTGGTGAAGTGGTTGAGTTTACCGGTTACGCAAAGCGTTTTGCCGCTAAACGGATTTTCTTTAATTTCTGCTTTAGTTGAGACAGAAAAATTCATTTCGTCGGCAAGTTCACACATCTCAATAAAATTATCTTTCATAAAGTTGCTAATCTTATATGAAGTGTTTACGCCAATTCCATCAACATATTCCCATCTACCACCACAGGTCATACTAAGAAACTTTTTCACATCATTATTACAGTATACTGCCATTGCTTTTGCAGTGCTAATTCCGACCTCTGGGATTCCCAAGGAGGCAATAAAATTCTCAAGCTTCACATCCCTTGAATCTTCTATAGATTTTAGCAGAGTACTTACTGATTTTTCACCCATACCTTCTAGCCTAGTAAGTGCTTGCTTGTGCTCTGAAAGGTGATAAATATCCTTATAAGTGTGCAGAAAATCGTGCGAAATTAGGGCTTCGAGAGTTCTCTCTGAAAGACCTCGAATATCCATACAATTTTTGCTTACAAAGTGGGTAAATTTAGCAAGGCTTCTTGATGGACAGTTTTCATTTTGGCAATATAACACATTAGCCGTTCCAGTGTTCTTAACAATAAGTTCTGTACCACAAGAAGGGCATTTGTCGATAAGCTTATATATATTAGAACGCGTGTTGTTGTCCAAGACGGCAGGTATAATTTCGTTCATCTTGGCCACAGAAATTTCATCGCCTTCTCCCAGTTCAAGATTGTTGAAATAATCTACATTATGCAATGTTGCCCTGCTAACGATAGTATTATCAATTTCCACAGGATCGAAAACAGCCGTCAAAGAAACCACCCCAGTTCTACAAGTCTTATACTCAACTCCACGGAAGTAAGTCGTGTAATCAGTGCGAGCTGGTTTTAAGGCATATAGCTTTCGGTCGTGATGTTCAGTCGAACCAAGACTCTCACCATATTCCAAATCCTCGAATTCAAAACACCAGCCGTCAGTAGGATTTATATATTCTCCTCTGTCAAAAAATGCCGTAGCACATTCAATTTGTTCTCTTACGGACATATCGCATCTATTAGGATCGCAAAGCATATGTGGAGAAACATCAAATCCACAACCACTTAAAAATCCAAGAGACCTGCTCTTAGTTTTAACTCCAACCTCTTTCCAGTTCACAAGAGTAAATGCATAAAAGAAAATATTTCTTTTCGTCGCCTCATTTGCGTTCAACTGTCTTAAAGCTCCAGTACATACATTTCTAGGATGACCAAGCGTACCATCGACGTTCATCTCGTTGTAATATTTCCAAGGAATTAAAGCTTCGCCACGAATTTCAAGATAGCCATCGTAAGGGATGGTCAGAGGGAGATTTTTAATCATTCGTGCTGTATGGGTAATATTCTCTCCATCATATCCAGATCCACGACTGAGAGCCTGTATAAGACGACCAGAATTATACTTCAAAACCACTGTTCCGCCATCAAACTTATATGTACAAACAACTGCTTTATCACCAATGAATTTTACTACATCTTCAATGTCAGTTGACTTGTCCGCACTCAACATAGGTACGGAGTGATGTACCTTTTCCAAATACGATAACACTTCTCCCTGCACTTTTCTCGTAGGACTATTTGCAAGCCAAAAGTTTGCTTCGTCCTCAAGCTTCTTAAGAGTGTCAAACTTTTTATCATATTCGGCATCGCTCATTTTGGGCGAGTCCAAATCATAATACAAATGACAATGATACAAAAGCTCAGCGGTCAATTCCTTAATTCGTTCAATCTTTTCCATCTTCTTTCTCCTTAATATAATTTTCTATTTCACCAATCAAATCCACAACACCCTGAAACTCTGCTGCCAAAGTACTAAACTCAAGATTTTTAAAATAATCGTGCTTCTGCTGGTATTTTGTCTTCTGTTCATTTAAGTATTCTAATGTCATTGCTCGTCTCCTAATTCATATGTAGTATAGCAGTTTTGACAAATTCGATCTCCGTTTTCAAGTTTGATATATGCACCGTCAATCCATTCGTCGCATGAGTCGCACTTGTAGGTTTCCACATAATCACCATTACAATGAGGGCATCCACTAATAGTTTCAGAGCACGATGTTCCCCAATATTCTCCGCGACTTTCTTGCCATGTAGAAACATCATCCTCGCTAAAGACGTGTCCACACTCAATACAACAATACATTTTATCCCTCCAATCATTTTGTTGTGTACTTATTATATATCCAAATTATCTCAATGTCAATACCTTTATGTAAACATTTACAATTTATTAACAAATAAAGGCATAGCCTAAGCTACGCCCTATAATTTCTTGGTATAAGTTAAGCAGATCCATCCGGCACCAGACTTTAATTTTCCCCATACATCGTTACCAATTACCTTTTCTTCTACTATTGTATAAACTTCATTCATCTTAACTGTCGTTACAATGTCGTGGTTCGTTCCAGCACCTTCTCTTACATTTAATACATCAGTTGACACTCTTACTAAATATCTAGCTTGCACGCTTAAGAACGACTCAACCAACTTCCTGAAATCCCCCATAGTCTTCCCATGCCTCTTAAACCAATGCTCTGGATCTGCATGATTTGATGCATAACCCTTTCTGTATGCCTCGCAGTGTCCAACAATCGTAGTAGGATGAAGGTTAAATTGTTTGCAAAGCATAGCACAATACTCAGCGGCGATGCTAAATACGGCGTTGAAATAAACCTCATTTGTCAAGTCGTCTTCGCATAACTCAATCTGAATGTGCCCAGTAGGATTGTAGTTATAACTTCCGTGTTTCCCTCTACCGCACCCCCAACAAGCGTAGTTGTAAGGAAGAATGTTGGCTACTCTTACTTTATTATATTTATCGTATCCAATAAAACTATGTACACATTGTTCGCCAATTTTGCTTGATGGGTTATTCCAATGGTTGTTGTACCAGTTCTTGCCGCACTCAGATTGACAATCTACATATCTTTTTAAGTTTGGATTATTCGCGCCTGTACTATGTAACACAATGCCTACCGGCGTCATTGGTTTTTGCGTTTTATAACAGTCATTCTTGGTTGCATAAGCCGTAATAATATTCATAAATAAAAACACCCCTTAATCATTTTGTATTGTTTACAAAATAATTATATCAAGGGGTGTTTGTGTTGTCAAGAATTATTAGCCGAGTCTTTTGAGCTCTCTCTTGAGTTTATTAATAATTGGTACATTGCCACCACGATCTTCAAGTTTTGCCATACGATTGGTAATAATCAGTTTTCTAAGTTCCGCACTCATACTTAATCTCCTTTCAATTACTTTTGATCTGCAAATAGCCACGGATAACAATCGGCTTTTGTTAGCCACGAGATACCAAAGAATGTAAGCGCAATAGTTTCAATAATCCATACGCCGCCCCACCACTCGAAAATGCTAATTGGAACAATAGCGAGTAATGAAACTACCATGCCAATTCCGCAAATACGGAAGATAATATTTCTCTTTCTTTTGTTCTTGGTCATCTTCTCTTTATCCTTAGTTAAGCTTTTCGTGAATAGAAATAGCGAATTATAAGCAAGCAATCCAAAGAAGAAGATCGCACAAATACTATGGATAACGCCACTCACAAATGGCGTGAGTTGGAACGTGCCGACATGACTAAGAGATGCAAGGTCTGACCATCTTTCAATTAAATCTTTTGTTGCACAAGAGAATAAACAAATACCAAGTGCGAATGCACCGGCGATTGAACATACAACATCATCTTGTTTATCATACCCTTTATAGCTAAATAACAATAATCCTGCAGATCCAAGGATAATCATAAATGGTGTAATGCAAGTTGGAATATAGTATGTTGCAGAAATGGAGTCTGGGAAACCATAACCATAAGCATTACTCATTAGCAATACAATCCACGGTAGCAACATACCAAGCCACCCGATTGTACATCTAAGTCTTTTTGTGTTAATCATAAAAACATCTCCTTTAATTGTTAAGTTTTGCTTCGAACTCTTTTAGTTCGTTGATAGCGTATTCTAGTTGGATTTCGGAATCGCTTACAAACTCGCACGCTTTATCGAGATTATACTTTGCTCTGTTTGCCACAACGAAAGCATCTCGTTCAGCCTTTAAAGCACGCTTAATCTTCTTGCGTGCAAACTTGGTCTTGCATCTAAGATATGCAAGCTTCTTACCGTCATCAAGATCAAAGTCATCATCGGGATCGCACTTCGCAATGCCACGCACCATTTGACCCTTGTATGTAGTGGTACATACGATGGTGCGATTTTCTTCGTGATAATAGAAGTGATACTTCTTTCCGTATTCGGTGATATCGGAATTTGTCTGTTCTAGTTTCATTTTTTTGTTTTCCTTTCTTTTTAATGGTATGGTCGGAGTGACAGGATTCGAACCTGCGGCATCTACATCCCAAATGTAGCGCTCTACCAACTGAGCCACACCCCGAAGTTGGTGATCCATCGGAGAATCGGACTCCGGACACTATGATTAAAAGTCATATGCTCTGCCATCTGAGCTAATGGATCGTTTGGCTGGGATGGCCGGATTTGAACCGACGGATACATGGGTCAAAGCCATGTGCCTTACCGCTTGGCGACATCCCAATATCGAAGGGCGATTCTTAACTCTTTCGAGAGGCCAATCGCCTTAGCCTAACCGTTGTCTCCCTGAGTTAGTTATATATGCAACACATATCACTAGGACTCGAACCTAGCTCCCTTCGCATCAGCCCTCGGTTAGCGAGTTGGAATCAAACCAACCCTGTGGCGGAAGATTTCAGACTTGAACTGAAACGCCGAAATATATTCGACTACTCATTGATTAGCAATCAACTGCCTTACCAATTAGGCTTAATCTTCCAGTACTCCAACAACCGCTATTGATTAGTAGCGATCTTTTTTAGGGTGGCCATTTATATTCCGCACCTCCACTATCTGTGCGGTAATCTCTGTCGTTGGCTTTATTTCATCATCCGCTTGCACGAATGAAGGAACCTTTTCTACAATTGGCAGATAGGCAAACGCCAGGTCTCTACTCTGTCTGGACTTCACTGTTATTTTATGCCGACAGCTCTTCGGCGGATGAGTAGACTTTCAATAACACGGGCTCTTACTTCCTTTCCCCGTGGAACCCTACCAAGGCGATCTGTTCCTTGGTTCCCAGATACTAGGCTGTTCATCTCACTCCATTTACCACTGCTGCTTGTGTCTCTCAACCTTTTCGGTTCTTCGTTCAATCTCCCCGCATCCCTAATAACAGGCTCTCTTGGGTACTATTTCCAACGGCTTCGTGGCACCTAATATGTTTATCCCCAATTCTTTGACGGCATGAAGTCTTCGCCAACTCAACTTCTGCTGATTATCCTATTCTTTTGAAAAAACCTGTTTTCTTCAGGCAGAGGATATTGATTTCCTTCCTCATTTCTCGAACCCTCCGTAGGGAATCCCATACCCTATTCAATCATAGCATCATTAATGTGTGTAAATGCTTCGCAGGGAGAGCAATATGAGGTTGGAGTTTTAACTTCCTTGATTAGGCGCAAGGGAACGCCACTTGTGGCAGGTTGATAACCTCTCTGCCACGAGGCTTACTTAGTTAGGCGGAGTTTCCTCCGTAATAGAATTTCTCATAATAAAATCCTCCTTTCCTAAGTAGATTTTCGACAACTCGATGTTGTCCTCAGAGTAAGGTTGGATTCGAACCAACGACTTGGCAACACCCGTCACCACGCACATACCACTTTACCACTTACTCGCATGCCCCACACTTAACGCTAACAGACTCCTACTGACCAGTGGGCTACGGCTATGACATTACTTCATTCTGCTTCGAAGGGGACTTGGTTGCCTGCGTTTCCTCACAGATAGAGCCAGATTTCAAGGAATAGAGTAGCGAACTCTAAGCTATCATTTTAATAATCATTGCTGGAACCTCCGTTAACGGCGGAGACCACTTCAATAATCATCTTCTCTACTTGCATTCCATTATCGTTCAATGCTATTCGACACGGTAGCTACCCATTTTGATGCGGCAGAAGGTTACTACTTATTATAACTGCCCTGGTGGAGAGTCGAGGAATCGAACCTCAGCCTCACATGTTCTATGCACTACCACTATGCAAACTCCCCATATGGGTGGGTTAAGGATTCCCCACAACCACACATCCCACCTCTCTTGGCCTGCAGACAATTACTGATTGTAATGTGTTCAATCTTAATTGCATGCATATTTTGATCTACTTATTACAACTTTCATATTTGCACTGGGGCTGGCGGACATTTGCTCTCTGCCCCTTCTGGTGAATGTGGTAGGATTGGCTACCTACAAGGTGTTTGCGCTAACACCAACCCCTATTGGGATTGCGTTTACATTTCGCCACACATTCATATGGCAGGGGTGGGCCGAAATCGAACAGCCGTCAAAGGTTTTGGAGACCCTCGTTTTACCATTAAACTACACCCCTAGATCTCCCACAAAAGCAGTTTGTGGGCACTGTCATACAATATGACACAGGCACTTTGTCCTGGCATATTAATACGAAATGAGCAATGCAGACTCATTCTTCGCCTTGTCATCGGCTATCTTTATGACCTACTGCACTAGGGACTGGCGCACCTTAGAAGACTCGAACTTCTGACTTACTGCTTAGAAGGCAGTTACTCTATCCAACTGAGTTAAAGGTGCGTATGGTGCTCCCACAAGGACTCGAACCTTGATGACGCGATTATAAGTCGCGCCCTCTGACCATTTGAGGTATAGGAGCATATGTGGTAGGGCGAGAGGGATTCGAACCCTCACTGGAAGGATTTTAAGTCCTCTGTCTGCTGCCGTTGGACTACCGCCCCATTTGGTGCAGGATATCGGAATCGAACCGATACGAGTTTCCCCACACGCCCCTCAAACGTGCGCGTCTGCCAGTTCCGCCAATCCTGCATATATTATTTTTAATTGAGCCACCGGATTTTCACCGATGGGATGTGTGGTGAGGTTTGTGTATGCATCCACTTCTCACGGTCAATAACCCTTTGTGACCAACATTTAATTAATTTTACACACATTTTTCATATCTTTGTATTTTTAAGAGATGTTCTTTGTGGTCGCCCTCAGGAGATTCGAACTCCATCGCCCCGAATCTGGGGCGCTTTACCCTTAAGCTATCGTTGGACTAATCTCTGCCGCCCATTTCAGAGATGTACGGTCTCTTAAGAAATGGTTCGTACATGCGGCATACTTGATATGGCTTTATACTCACTATTCAATCATTTTGTTTTGTGATGATGATATAAAATTTAATCTCTCATCATCGTGCCTATATTATATCATAATCATTTTGTTTTGTCAAGAGGGTTTCGCAATCGTTTACATTTTATTTACAATTGCCATTTTTCTTCTGCAATTCCATTTTCTACGGTGTAAAAAATCCGTTTCAGACCTGTGCTACGAATCAATTTCTCGCATCGCGCACACGGTCTAGCACAAGCCATAACCCCATTCTTATGTTCACGATACACATACAATGCTGCATTTGATAGATCAACACCTTTGCGAATCAACGGCAACAATGCATCGACTTCCGCATGTAACGGCCCATGAGATTCGCATCCAAACATCTCTTTGTCAAGCTTAACCTGCAATGCGTGACATCTATGTTGACTATTGTAACCCGACGAAATGATTCTCGATCCCATGGTTACCACCGCACCAACACGAATCCTGTGATCACTCAACTCCGACACTGCCTTTGCCGCACCAAAGTGTGCTCGTTCTCTCTTCGTCATACCATCCACGGCATCAAGTACGCAGTAATGTCTCGTTCGCAGAACGCATAGATGTGATTCCATTCCAGGCTGTAAAGACAACCCAGAAGGCTGCGAGCGCTTACTCTTGCGCCACTACCGTCCTCCAACCATACCTGGTCGGTAAGACGTCCCATAACTTCGACAAACTTGTTGATTGACTGCATAGTATCGAGTCTAATTTCAGTTCTAGTCATATTATTCTCCTTTCAATTGTGCTCTTCGCACCATCTGGTGCATTCTTCGTGTGTGGCAAATAATAGGAGTTCAGAAACAGAGTCAATAGAACCATTTTGTTCGATATTGTAAATAGTTTTTGTTGTGTGTTCATTCATATAGATATGTATACCAACAATCTGATACGGCTTACTATTTGCCCAATATTCATGATAGGTTTCAGCGAGGTAAACTTGGTCACCGATGTTGAACTTGGTGTTAATTACACATTTCATCTTTCAACACCTCCAAGCCTGTCGGCCCATCTCTCTGTGAAAAACCAGTAATAACTCTTTCCCGTTTTCTTCCTATACCATTCAAAGCAACTAGCCCACACAAAGGACGGTAATCCAATAACAAGCAAATAAAACCAACCAAGGTATTTGCTCTGCACTGTATGACCATACTCGTGTTTGATGTACTGCTGCACATGACCTGATGTCGGGTCTGCAGTTTTGAACGGAACAAAAATATGGTTTCCTAATGACACGCCACTTTTAAGCGACCAAGAATACACATTTGTATCCTTGTAGGTGGTATATGGTGTCGCCTTGAAAATTTTCTTAGCGATTAGCCCGGCAATGTTTTGCGGAAGTTGCCAACATAATTGTAAAAATGTTTGAAGCGTCATACTAATTTATCTCTCCCTCGCTGATGAGCATTAAAACAATCATAATATCTGCAATCAATATTCTTCATAAGCAGCAATACCGAAAATAAGAGCCAAAATCCACAGCAACCAAATCAAAATCAGACTCCAAAACCAAGCCACATGACCCGGATAGAACGAAATCATCGAGGGATGTGTCACCATACTCTCGTCAAGCAAGGTCTCCCTCAACTTCATCAACGCATTGCTTTCTTCTAATTCAGTCAAGTCTTCTTTTTCCTTCAACTCTTGGAGTTGTTCTTGTGCAGACTTGAGGTTTTCATACCACAATCCAATATCATTCTTGGGGTTGTTGATGATAATCTTGGTGCTGCCTGAGGTCAAGTTGTTAGCTTCGAGATAATTGATGGCGGTAGTTAAGTGTTTTTCTGCCAACTCTACACTGTTAGCATCGGCCGCCAGTTCGAGATAAGAGATGCAGTTGGCATCCATTTGGATAGTGTTGATAATTCCACAAGTATATACTACAATGGGAATGATGATACAGATAATACATAATACGATAAATAATGCTTTCATTTTTATTCTCCTTTGTTTGGTATAAAATTTTTATCTTCAATAATTAAGCTTCCAAGCTCCCAATTAAATAAGAGTGTTTTTCAATAGGAAGTTAGCCATTTCCTCAATCTGCTTCTCTTTCGTCGGATAGCTCCCTCCCCCTTAAAAAGGCAGATAGTTTCAGTGTGCATTTAGAGCACAATTCGCAGGTTAATTCTGAATAATCATATCCTGACGGATTACCATTTTTTAGTTTTAAGATGCGGAACCGAAATGGAAATTTCTTGGCGAAATTAAGTTTTGATGTCCATCCTCGATAAACTATTTCTTCACCGCACCGATCGCAAAGTATTTTTGTTTCCTTCATCGCTTTTCTCCAATCATTTTGAACTGTAATAATTATATCAAATATTTTCCAATTGTCAAGAGGTTTGTGAAACTGTTTACATTTTATTTACAATTATACCCACTATACCCACTTGACGTGGGTATAATAGGTATTTCGTCCGAAAAAGTGTATAGTTTTGGTGACGAGATTATTCGATGGTGTATGAGGTGAGCCAAATGTCCTCTCGGCTATAGTCCTGAACCCAGTTATCTCCATCCTTTTTCCACGCAGGTTTCTTGGTTGTACGGTAGTCAATAATCATGCCCGATGCGACTGGAGAATTTTCGTAGTCCTTCTTCTTGAGCTTGACACTGATGGTCTGACCGTCGAAAAGTTTGTATAGTGAAAGCTTTGGCGTGTATTTGGTATTGATGTCGAGAATGACAGCCTTCGTGGGTTTCGTAGGATCAATATGCGACACATATCCAAGCATTTCTTGTTCTGTTTGAATTTTAGTTAACAATGGAATATCCTCGTCTGGTATGCGATTACATAAATCGGCAAGCATTGCGTTCATATGCTCTTCATCAAATTTATACATCTTCTCGGTTTCGGAGATACAGTATTGAGATAATACATCTGTTGGCAATGAGGTTTTCTCCTTCTTAATCTGCTTCTTTCCGTGTAAAAGATTATACAAATCAATAATCTTGAGCAACTTTAAGGAACCACCAAATTCCTCTTTGAAGAAGTCAAGCTTCACAAGTATTTCTAACTGACGCGAATTCAATGGTGATACATTAAGAAAGTCAATGAAACTATTAAACTGGGTATCGCGCATCTCATATAAACTCTCAGAAACATCTGCGTTGAGGTATTTGATTGATTCCAAACCCTTATAGATACTGTTTGTTTCTTTATCCATCTGATAACCGCTACGAGAATATCTAAACTTGGGAGGCTGAATTTTAATTCCAGCCTTGTTGGCGTACTTTGTAATAGCAACAATCTTATCTTCCTTGCCAGTAAAGGTATTAAATGCTGCAGTTAAAAATTCAAGAGGATAATAGTAGCGTAAATATCCACATACATAACCAATACAACTGTATGCATCTGAATGATTCCAACTAAATCCGTATGAGGATGCATCGAGAATAATCTGCAAGAACGGTTTAATAACCTCTTGACATCTCTCTTTGGTAATATCATAGTGTGTTGATGAATATTCAATAAATCTACGCTCAATCTCAGGAAGAAGCTGCTCTGTACCTTTCTTCTTTGCAATGCCACGACGGACGTTATCAGATTCTGCACTAGAGTATCCACAAAAATCGGTTAGGAAACGCATAATGGTCTCTTGCATACATACTCGTCCTGCTTCTGGAGCAAGAAAATCATTTAGTTCTTTAAAACCGTTATCATAGAATACGCCATCTGCTACTTCATCACGATAACTCGCACAGGCAGGTCTTAGTAATCCATTACCAAATGAAAACCATTTAATATAAGAGAAGTTCTTACTCTGATCTCTTGCTTTGGCGACCACACCATCAGACATAAACTTTTTAAGATAAGCCGCAGCACTATCAGACTCCCACTGGAATATCATTGTTGTATCATCTCGAATGCTACGCCAAACTGCCTCATCTTCAAGATTAACATTGTCTGGGGTTAATCTGTCGATGCCGACAAGTTTACAACATTCATTGATTACACCAATATTATCAAGACCAAGAATATCGAGCTTGACATACATTTGATCGTCAAGACCGTGCATGTCCAACATAGATACTGGATAATCGGATGTAGAGAGGCTACACAATCCAACATCTGCTTCAATCTCTTTATCGCTTACAAGAACGCCACTCGGATGTGAGCCAATAGAAACAATAGTGCCGGAGACAATATCTACATACTTGAATACTTCTGGGTATTTTTCCTTCCACTTATCGTCAATAGTTCCATCAATATTTACTGCATCGCTAATCTGTTGTGCTTCGTCAAGAGAAATGTTGAGTGCTCTACACACATCCTTAATTGCTCCTTTTGTTGCAATAGTGTTGAATGTAATAATCTCACTCGTCTTGATATGGGGCAAATTCATTCTGTCATGCAATAGGAAGTATTTAATCTTTTCTCTGTCCTTTGAACAATAGTCAGTATCAATATCTGCGTTAGTAACACGACCAGGGTTCATAAAACGAAAGAAGTTTAGGTCAAATTTTAAGCTATCCATCTGAGTAATACCAAGCGCATAAGCAATAAGACTTCCAGATACAGATCCACGCCCATATCCGCATTGAATATCATTCTCTCGCTCCCATTCTCTAAGATAGGTTTCAAGCAACATAAAGTCAATGGCCCCAACCTTCTTGTAGACCTCATACTCTTCTCTAATCTGCTTAACCACTTGGGCGCTCGGATAACGAGACTTTAGATATGGATGTTTCTTATAGGCTTCATTAATCTTGGTCTTAAATGTCTTATCGGGATCGTCATAGATATGCGGGTACTTTGTCTGTCTGTCTACCTCAAAGGTTTCAACCATATCAGCAATTCTGTTAGTATTCTCAATTGCTTCAAGATAAACTTCTTTAGGTAACGAATCTTGTTTTTCATAAGCTTCGCACAATTCATCGTAGGACTTAAAAGTCAGATCCCAACCCTCTTCATCATCAAAACGAATATTTTTGCTAAGCTGAAGAATCTTTCGCCCTTCGGCGTGTTCCTCATTTAGGGAGTGTGTATCCGTACACGCTACAAGTTGCAAACCATACGTCTTACTAAGGTTGTATAATTTTTGGTTATACGCCTTCTGGTCTGGAACATTATGGTGTTGCACTTCTAAGAAGCATCTATCTTTATTCTTTACAATAAAATCAAGAAATTGTTTTTGAATGCTCTCAGGTGCACGATTTAAAATGCCACCAAGACAATTATGTACAACGACACCATTACACACAAATGAGTGCGTATTATTATTTAAACAATAAACCGTCTCATTTAATTCAATGGGTGTTTTATTTTTTATCCTTATCTTTTTATATAGTATATTATTAATAGTTATATAGTCTCTGTGTTCAAATTTTTGGATAGCACTATTAAAAATTTCTACAATATTTGCATGGGGATTTTTATCTAATTTAGATACATACCCAATATCATATGCTCTAGAATATAAATACCATGAATCTTTATGGTTGACACCTTGTTTATCTGTGTGCTGTTTTGATTTTCTTATATCTGCGGTAATATGCAAACTATCAAGAATTTCTTTCATCCCACTCAATAGATCAAAAGAAACTGACGCAGCAACAAATTCTGAGCCATTTGCTTTGATAGATTTGCTAAATTTATTCGCTCTAAAATATCCGTCAGCGAGCATATATCCAAAAAACAATTCCACATCAAGCTCTTTAGAAATATGCTTTAACCTATCTGGTACGCATTTAGTTGTCGCATTAACATTTCCAAACAAATAATAAAATAAATCAATTAACTCTACGGATGCCGATGTAATATCAACACGATGCGCCTTTTCACGATAAGTAACAGACCACTTTATGCCAAGTTGCTCTGTAGCTACCTTAATAAAAGAATTCCAATAAACTTCATATTCATTAATATTAAAAGTGAATCCGACTCTAGGATTTTTACATAATGAAATATTGCCATCACCCAAAAATAAACCAAATAAACGCATTATTTCTGGGGTTATTTCTATTGCATTTGGCAAACAATATCTTCGTGGCTTAGACCCTTTTTTGTTGGAGTCAAAAAATGAGTTTTGCCACTCTTCTTTGTAGATAATATTATTACCAGTATACTGAATTAGATTCGTTGGCATAACACATATGTGTTTTTCTGATCCGACTTTAATATTTAAATCTTCGGCAGAAATCCATTTTAATCTATTTTTATTCTTATCATTTAACTTAAATGTTAAAAATTGATGATTTGCTGTACATTCAATGTGAGCTCCACCAACAAAATCAATATGATATCCAACTCCATTGTATTCTCGTTGAGTTGGGAAGTTTACAGTTTCTTGTTCTCCATATTGATTAATTACGATATCTCCGGCTTTAACATTCTCGATTGGAATATATCCTTTATTAGTTAATACCGGTGTACCTTTTCGAAAACAGGCACTAGATATAATAACATTATCAGATGTATTTAGTAAATCTGCAAACTCGATCCTCGGAGCATAGTAGTAATGTCCATCCTTACGGTTAAACGACTTGCTAGCGAGTCTGTTAATTTCCTTTACTCCATCAAAGTTTCTTGCGATAAGCAAACAGTGCCAATTATCACGAAGTTTAATCGGATTGCCGTTATCATCAATTTCAATCTTTTCAGTAACATAAAACTCTGCTGCGTGAATATATTTCATGCCTGCCTTTTCAATTGCCTCTTTCTTGCCATGCCAGTCAAATACAGAACCGTGCTCAGAAAATGCAAGAGCAGTCATATTTAGTTCTTGTGCTTTTTTAACATAGTCTTGGTATTTTGAGACACTATCAATATTTGTAACACCATTAGACATGTCGCTATGACAGTGCAATACAACGTAATTACTCATTCTCTCACTCCTAATCATTCTGTATAGTTATTTCTTGCGCTTATCTTCATATTCTCTTCCACATATAAACGCCGTTATAATTAAACCCAAAGATATCCAATATTCCCAGTCGCCAAGAGAAATACCTAAGCAATGCATCAGAACGCTATTAAAACTTACACAAAATAAATAAATTATATATTCCATATGTTTTATTGCCTCATTCTTTCACAATCTCAAAGTCCGCAAATATGCTTGCTTGCTCTTCAGTCCACTCAGTATCAATAATTGCAAATAAGCAGTCAAGTAAGTCCTCTGCGTCATATCTGCAAATATTACCCCAACTATTAGGTAATTTGCGTGGACAGTTGATACATACGCCGGTTCCATGCTTTGTACACAATTTCATAACAATACCTCTCAATCATTTTGTCGTGTAAAGTATAGCACCAAAGTTCTAATTTGTCAAGATACTTCGGTGCTAATTTACAATTTATTTACAATTAAATTTCGTCCTCTTCTTCGTCAGAGCCATTTACATTCAAAAACTCGGTGAACTTATCATAAGCTCGTTGCTTAAGTTTGCCATCTTTACCGTTAATAGAATAGGTCAGATTTTTCTCGAAAAGTTTTGCCACGTCGCGTCGAGCATTATCATAACCTCTAGAAAGACCTTCGCGGTAACCCTTAGTAGACTTTCCATCACCAAGAGCAGCCTTGCCAGACCCTTGAGATCCAGTTGTAGCATTGCGAAGCTGATATCCTTTGTCTGCAAACTCTTTAATCCAATATCGCTCTCGCTCATCCATATATTCCTCATCACATTCTTCAATGACATTAACATGATATCCATATGGATTGCTTTCCTCATCATAGAACTTATACTTCTTAATCGAACAATCTATGTGTTGATATCCACTCAAATGCTCTGCGAGTCTCTTAAGCAAGTTCTTTGCTTGCCCGACATAAGCGTACTTGAACTCGTTGGCGTCCACTCTCCAAAACACATATATACCAGAGTTTTCAGTTGCTTCTGGACATAACTTCCGTATCTTATCTTCATTGGCTTTTCTAATAGCCATTATCTGTCTGTAATTCGTAGCCATAACTAGTCTCCTTAATCATTTTGTTGTGTATATTCATCAATAGCAAGTTGCAGATACTTGACTCTACCGTAGCAAGGGGCACTCAATGTACCTACTGCAACTAACTGTTTGTCGTTTGTCATCGTCTTGTAGTCGAGACAGTTCCATTTAACAATCAGAAGTCCACTCTCATCTATAACCTTAAGGTGTTTCTTGGTTGAGAATGTCGTAACTTCGTAATCATCAGTTCTGACTAATACCTTTACGGGAGGAAAGCCTGTTCCAGAAATTCTATTAATTGCGGTTAGCTGCTTTACTAAATTGTCTGTAATCTGATGTGGTGCAAGTTCAATATCTGCTTCAACCTTGATACTAAACTCGACATCCTTTAGTCTCTCTTCAATAACTTCCTTGAACTGTTCAAACTCATCTTCTTTAATGAATGCTCCGCTCGCCAGTGGGTGGCCTTGACAGACACAAAGACCGGTAGAATTGGACATTTCTAACATATTATCCACGCCAACTGCACGCATGCTGCCTGCGTATTGTCCATCTTTAAGTCTCAAGACAAATAAGGGGCGCTGGAACTCTGATAACAGGCGGTTCGCAACGAGCCCTGTGATTTCGGCTTCAAGCTCGTTCTCCAAAATAAAGAACATACACTTTCTGTCTAACTGTGATTCGCCTTGCTCCATCAAGCCATCAATTAACTCTGCTACAACTTCATTTTGCTTTTCCTTGCAAGATTTCAGATCTTTGACTAATTCATCAATCTCATCTAAATCATCCGTCAAGAAAACATTCATTGCCTTTTCGTTCTCGCGAAGTCTCATAGCACTATTCACCAATGGACCGATACTGAAGCTCACGGCAGTCGAGTCGAAAATGTAATTACCAACCATCTTTTGAACAACTGGATTTCTGAACTGTGCGAGCCCCCTATGGGCAATATAACGATTTTCCGGCACCGACATATCCGACATGTCTGCAATTAGCCCAATCGCGCTATAAACCCAAAGGTCATCACTATAGTCTGTTAAATTCATCTCGTCTGCATATAGCACATACTTCATTACAACGCCAGCACCAGAAAGGTGCTCGTTTGGATATTCATTCGCAGAACTTACAAGTACAAAATCTAAATTAGAATCCAATAGTCTTTGCTCAGGAAGGTGATGGTCAAAAACACACAATCTAACTCCTGTCGAAAGCAATCTCTCATAGACCGCAGGATTGTTGTTTAATGAATCGACGATTATCATAACGCTAATTCCATCTAGCAGCGATAAGTCAAAATCTTCTGCTCCATGCTTCTTGCCATCATTAATGACACACTTCACATCTGCACCACATTTACGAAGATACCTTGCCATGACAGCGCAACTTGTTACGCCATCTCCATCCACATCCGCCAAAATTAAGAATTTCTCATTCATTGTAATGGCGTCATCTATCATTTGATAGGCTTCGTATAATCCCTTCATTTCCTCAAACGGTACTAAATCCTCAGACGTCGGCTTAAGGAACGCTCCAACATCCTCAATCCCTCTCGCCTCAAGTATCGCATCTATAATTTCAAAATCATCTTCCATCTGTCTACCATCAATTTTTGCTGTCAGTATTTTCTCCAATGTGCTTCACCTCTTCCCAATTATCCGTACTTCTCCACATTGTACAAATTACATCCTCTGGATATACTTCGACCTCTCCATAGAGATGAATCTCGTCTGGATATACCCATTGATCTTCCTTGGATAACTGCATAATTTTTACTTTTGATTTTGTAAAACCAGTGACTAGCCCAACAAACTTACATTTTCTTACCGTGCTGCTACCGGTTCTAGTATTTTTTAAATACACAACAATGTCTCTTGTGTGTATATTATCCTTAATAAAACTTTCGAACATACTCACTTCTCCTTATTCAAAACATCTGCCACATCAAAACACAACATATGCAAATCCTTAACCGACATATCTTCATTGAGCACGCTAATCCCATAGTGGTCTAAAATTTCTGTCACTTTTAAAAACAACTCGTCGCCATTTTTGCACGACATCAAACTCATAAGTTCTCCAAGCTTCATGCTCATCACTTCAATTCCTCGCAAATCTTTTCATAGTGTTCTTTTGCATACTGAATACACTCATCCACGCTTGCAAAGCCATTAATGTTTGTACCCGTCCTATAAGTAATCTTAAAATCACTTTGGCACGGACAAAAACTAGTCCACGGAGACAATCCTCGTCCACACACAGGACAAATCCAACCTTCTTGCTTGCCGAAGCCCTGAGGTAGAGGCATATCACAGTTTGAGGGTCTATACAGTAAATCATTAACTACAAAATTACAATTTGTACAAGTATAATTACCTCCACTTGTATTCACCATTTCTTTTCCACATCTAATACACTGCATATTCACCACCACAAATGTCCAAAATACTCCGCCAACAACTCAAACGCTTCCTTGCGCTTTTGCTTACGTATCTCGTACAGTTCTTCCTCTCTCTTATAATATTGCATAACCTTCGCTTTGGTTTCTTCGTCATCATTATCGACATATTTGCGAACACCCTTTTTGACTTCAACAAGGCTGAAAGTCCTTGTCTCCAAATGTTCCTCATACCACTCTGCAAGTTCATTCTTCTCTTCCAGTGGCTCATCTTCATTTGCCTGCTTCAATAGAAAAATAATCTTATCAAGTATTGCGTACCACTCCTCGATATCCTCCATATAACCTGGATATCCTTTTGCCTCTGCTCTAAACTGACTAAGTGACGCAATCATCATACGAGAGTAATACACATCCAAGTCCCAAGTATCATAATCGCTATATCCTCTGGTCGCTCTCTGCCAACCCCATTTGATTGTGCGAAAGAAATATTTAATATTATCCCACCAGTTGCGTGGATACCAAGGCATATAGCCGCCTGTAAAAATGTTAAGTTCGTTCTTCATATTTTGCCTCCGTATCATATTCGATTACTACTTGTTTAAATGCTCCGCAGCCCTCGCAAAGATCCTCATCGTCACTAACGACAATGTATTTATCTAACGCTCTTGGCTCAATGCATCTTTTAAAACACTCTCTGCAAAATTCAGCCATTGTTAACCTCACTTTCAAGCCACATCTTAATAATATCTTTGCAATCCGGCACATCGTCGTAATCTGCAAAGTACCTACACTTATTTTCCAATTCGCAATATGCAAACTCGCATTCTCTCTTGCCAAAATAATCTTCCACGGTTGCTTTAATTGACTCACAGTTCTGGCAGTATTGCTCGTCAAACCATTTGCTCCAAGGCGAATTGTCCCACATTCCGTTTGCATCCAACCACGTCGCCAACTCTTCTAAAGACATTGACTTCAATCTTTCAAAGTTATTCATGCACTTACTCCTTTATCTCTCCAATGGATCTTAGATACTCTGTCGCATTTATCATCGAACCATTCTTCATAGCCTCAAGCTCCAAAAGTCTTTTGACTCCATAGTCAGTCCAATGTTTCTTTTCAAACTCTCCGTGCCATTCTCCATTGTTGCACTCCGAACACATCTTTGGCTCATTATTGCATACATTTCGCCAATATCCACCTAAGGCAGTATTTTCAATACATCCACACTTCTCACAAATATAAACGCTCATACTCTCACCTCATCCAAAAGCATAATTGCCAAAGCAATCCTGCATATCCGTACCATCGACCTCATAAAATCCCTGCTTCTCTTCATCCCACTTGAAGTAAATGGTTTCCTCTGAGAGTTGATATAGCCCCATTGGAATCTTTTCTACAACGGCATAGTCGTACATATCCTCGTGAATATCTACGTTGTTATTGTGTAAATCCTCTATTGCCCATTCCTTATGTGGATAATAACCAAAAGTTCTACAATCGCCTATGTCCGGCACTCCGTATTTGGTTTGCTCATATCTCTGAAAACAAGTTATAAAGTACATTTAATCATCCTCCACATAATCATCAATAAATACACAACCATCTGCCTCGTTGACACCTCTTGCAACGCTTGTAGCCGTGATATATGGCAACCAGTTCTTGTCTGGCGTCCAATTGGCATCGGGTATCATCACAATGAGTCTATCATCAAACAGCTCCAATTTCTCTTTAAGTTCTTTAACTGTCATAATCATTACCTCTTATTTGTCAATATCTTGTCTTGTTATATTTTCAAATATATAGTCCAATTCGTAGTCTTCATCATAACCTTGTTCGACAAAATCTTCCTTCGTATATACATCAATGTAGTAATACTTATGATTACTTGAATATGCAATACATAGATACGACTCATCTACTAGTTGATAAATGGGATACTCGATATTATCCCAACCGCTAGAATATGCCCTATTAAGTTTAATTTCCATCACTTCTCCTCCAACTTCTTACCACACCAAGGACAGTGCGGCAAATATCTAACCTCAGTACCATCCGGGTAGCACAGTTCCAATCTGTGCCCACAGTTCGGACAAGTGATTACACAACCATTCTCGGTGATAATCCAAGTTTCCTTCTTCTGTGCCTTGCATAATTCGATATCTCTTGCATACTTAATGATGCAACCCTCACAGTCCGTTTCGCCACAAACAGTTCTTGGCTCATAATCATAGTCGTCAATTACGGTCCAACCATCGGAATGCGTTCCCTCAATAGGATTTACCATATAACAATCCTTAGGATCTATCTTGCTAAAATCAATCATCGTTCAATCTACCTTCTCCCCAACTGCAAAAATCATTTGCTCTAACTTCAACAACTTGACCGTCACAAAGTTCTGCCAAATGACTGCAGCCTAAATAGTTCGCTCCGTTCCATTTCGTGTATTCGTTGCAATAATTGCAATCCTTACATCTGACAACTTCAACCACATCTTCTTTGGCGAGTTTCTTAATAATAGAATCGTTTTTAACTTCCTCATTACTCCAACCACATTTACATTTTGACACATCTGTGACCCAAGACCACACTATCTCTCCGCTCGTTCCACATTGAGGGCAAATGCCTATTGTTCCTCGTTTTCCTTTTTCTCCGTTCAGTTTCATTATTCTTCCTCCCATTAAAATTCAATACATATCATAGTATCCATACGAAAAAGAATAAAGCCAACATCCACACTCCTTGCAATAGGCATCGTATTCAACAATTCCAATACTGTCCTCACGGATAATATTTCGCTTTTCGATGTTTTTGCTATCTTTACTGCAACAGTCTTTTGCGTGCTTAAATTGCATATCTTCGTAGTTTAACATCGTTTTCCCTCCGCAAGTTTTCTACCACAATAAGGACAAAATTGAATACCAATGTCAAACCCAGACGGCACTTGAATGTGCCATCCATTTCTATCCTCGTATATACAAGTGTCAAATACCTTTCCTATTAGTTTGCCGTTGATGATGTGTTCGGGCAAATCTTCCCATTCAGTACAATACTTACAACTCATTGGTTTTCCTCCGTAAGCCTTCTTCCACACTTTGGACAATATTCAATAACAACACCGTACTCTTTGCCGTTTATATACATCACGAGAGCATAAGTGTCTCCACACTTTTGAATCTGTGCAGTCATATCGGTTGGAGTGTCCATATAATTGGGATCGCAGTAATCACAGTATTTCATACAATTCCCTCCAAACTCCAAAATGCTCTTTCTGCTTCGTCCTCCGCTTCCCACTCTTTGGCTTTTTCATTATACTCTTTGTTGGTGTACATTCGTGCGTTACACTTAGGACATCTTAGGCTACGGACGTCACCATATTCCCAACACAAGCTACAAATATAATCGCCCATTCCGGCACCCTTCCAACGGGCAGTTATCTCGGTTTCTCCGAGGTAGCATCCGTCTCTACCCTCTTTGGCATCGCAGTCTTCAAAGTGGATACATTTTGTGCATCTAACCCATTCTCCGTGTGTTGTGTTCATATTTATTTTCTCCTTAAATCCCAAAGTACCTTGCTCGGTGCCATCCAATCAATCCAACCGTGAGGAATGATAACCAACGCATCCGAGCCATTGAGTTCAAAATAAAATCTTCCATTGTTATGATTTACGAGTTTTCCGCAGAATGTTTTGTGAACAGTAGTCTTGTCAAAGAGTGGATTGAAGATGTCTTCTCTGACTTTTACGATGTAATAAATGTCTTCTTTATATGTGTTCATTCGATTACCTCAACTTCCTTAATTACAAAGCCATTGTCTGTCCAATGCAAGTAAAAATTTTTACAAAACAATTCACTGTCATCATCACAACGAATGTCGCTGTGGTCACAATGTTGACGCATTAAATCTGCCAATGTCTGATTATCTTCTATATCATCTGTGTAATAAGGACAATTTGCACATTGTTTTGCTAAACGCTGCTTTTGAAATTCTTCGTCTTGCGCCTTAGCCATTTCTTCCTCTGCTCTTTCCTTGTGCAGATATGAACCGATGATATAATTTCGGTAATCTTCCAATTCACCGCCGTATTTGTGTAGTTGATAAATCTTCATTTGTTTATTTCTCCCTCGATTTTCGTGAATTTTTCGCTATAATTGGGTGGAATTTCGTGATTTTGCGTGTTATTCGGTAATAATTTAATCAATTATTTCAATCTTATAGCCCAATTCTTTTTCAACCTGCTCTTTAGTAAGCTTCTTTGGAACTTCTTTGATTTCAGCCTCTGCGTAATCATAAAATTTACCATAAAGAAAATCTAGTACATCGATATTACTATCCACCGACACTCCATTTTCAAGCATAGCAAAAGTTCTATTCATTTGAGGATTGCAATAATAATATAAAACCTTATACCATCTTTGCTGCTGACATCCTATACCACCTTCGCACAATCTGCGCATATGTCCTATTCCAACTATCTTTTTTCCGTTTTTCAATGCCTGTAATACTTCTTCACAAGTCTTATACTCTTTCATATTTCATCCTCTTCTAAAATTTCTATTGGTTCTATTTCGTGTTGTAATATATATTCAAACTCTTCCTTGGTATCGTCACAAGGTGCAGCCTTATCCTCCAATGTAATATTATCTTCCCAATTCCAATAACGGAGCTCTAACTGTCTCATAGTACAAAATGTCTTAAGCAAATCTGCATTTCTTTTAGTGTTATCTAACGGTAGACTTTTATCAAGTAGGAAAGTCACTCGCTTTGGATTTAAGGAAATCAGCAGTTTAGCTTGGGTTGGACTCAACGAATTGCTACCAAGAGCAACCACGTTGTTATATCCCCAAGAATCCAAGATGAGTACTGATTTCTCTGACTCCACCACAAGAATCTCGTTTTCATATAGCGAACTGTAATTTTCAGAATAGCCAAAAAGAGTTTGTGACATTGGTCCGTTCTCAATATATAAATACTTGGGCTCAAACTCTTCTGGTGTTCCGTTTAATCTGCCCTTGATAGCCATAATTTCTCCAGTAGATGTCCTTATAGGGAAAGTAATGCGTTGACTAATTACATCAAAACCTACACACCATTTTCGTTGAGTACTTAGCGAAATTCCATCCTTCAACCAAAGTAGGTTTGGTGTCTGTCCGTATTGTTTAAGTATCTCTTCTGGGTAAGTAGTTACGGATATTTCACCATTAGAACGGCTAATTTTATCGTATAGACCGCCAAATAAACCTTTTGAGCGTTTATAGTTATATATGGAATCAAGATGCAACTCCTGCTTGATAACATTCATTACATCTTTAAAGGGAATGTTTTTGCTTTTGACAAGGTAGTTAATTAAGTCAAGAGAGAGGTTTCGCTCGTAGTCTTTTACGAACAGATTCTCGTTGTCTTGTAATCTAATCACCACTGCAGTAGGGTTCATCCCTGGCTCGAAAGCACACCTAATCTCTCGGTTTCGAATTCGTATCTTATCGAAACCGAAGGTGTCGAGGATATGCTCTATGGACTCTGGTTGCTCTAATAGTTTTTCTTTTACTTCTTCGAACACATCTCTGACACCTCCAATCATTTCGTATTGTTAATTAATTAGCAGAAGCTATGACGTGAAAATTCGTAGCCTTCAGAATCACTGAAATACTCTGATGCATACTTTCCATGACCGTATTCAAAATGGCTAATCGGTCTATATTCTGGCATATCCCTATCGTAGAACTGCCAATTCGGATCTTGTTTAATCTTTTCTCGCGGGGCTACACCAAGCACACCACCATTGAACTTAAGTACTCGCTCATCAAATTCTTCCCAGTTGTAATAAGTGCCATACTCATCGTAGATGACAAACTTTCCAGTATCGTAGAGTTTCTTAATGTCTGCGACGCTATGAATTGACCGACTTTCCTCAAACGATGGAAGCCAACCGGCACTAGTCTTTGCGATATGCTGCTCATATAGCCAAGTAGGAGTATCGGTTAGTTCGTAATTTAAGCCGAAGTATGTGTCTCGTGCTGCTTTGTCGGCTGTGCCGATGTAAAAGTTAGTTCCCATTGTTATTCTCCTTCAACTCTCTTACAACCTCTAATTGCTCTTCATATTCAGTAAGTTCGTGCTCTAATTCTTCAATTCTTTGCAGAATATACTCAGACGCTTCCTTATCGACATTGCCAAAAATACGATCTCCAATTTGATAGAAGTTTATAAATCCATTTTCCTTGTCCGTATCGGTAATCCAAATTTTAAGCACACCGATATCCATTTCAACACGCGGTTCATAGAACCCACGCTTCTTACATTTATCACAAGTACAGATGTCTGTGATGTGTCCTACACGACCATCTTCTGTAATCACCTTGTCTCCGACTTTGAATGTGTAGCGAAGCAGTTCGATATCTTCATCGGACATATCGAAGATGTCTTCTTCGTGCTCAAGTTGTTCCTTGATGGCATCGAGTTTTTCAGAACACTCTTCGCAGAGGTGCTTCGGTGTACCAATGTAATCAATCAATACTCCAAGTCCATCATACACACCGGTATACATCTGGCGCCCCTTCTCCATTTCCTTGCCACATCTGTCACAAAAGTACTTAATCATTGTTAATCACCTTGTCACTTTCCCAATTCAAACGAATCGCTCTAATTTTAGCCTGAATGTTCTGAATGATTGGCATAACCTCGTCTGGAATTTTATGGTCTTCAACATAAAAGACAATCCTATCCTCTTGGATATCGAAGACATTTTCGCCCCAATAATTGTCACTATTAGGGTCTCCGTCGCCCTTGGTCCAGATGTAAACAGAGTATGATTTGATTTTATCAATGTCGTAATATGGTTCTATTGCTTTGGCAGCCTGAACCAATTCTTCGTAGAGCAAGTCGTCCATTTCGTACTTATTCATAATGTTTCTCCTTAATCACAATCTAAAATAATAACCTTGTCTGAATATCCAATATCTGCGATACCAGATATGTCAAAGAAGTTGTACTCGGGCCACAAATGGTCTACATCACACTTTGATGTGTCGGCATAGCAACCTTTAACCTCAAAGTCTGGATTTTTTAGTAGAAGTTCTGCTAAATCTTTTGCCTTCATCTTTTGCTTCTCCTTCTCTTACGGTGCAATACCTACATCCCATTCGTATTCGTCGTCGCCTTCATATTCTTTTACCCATTTCTCATACTCATCTCCAAGTAGAACTCGGACCATTTGGTCAATGACCCACATCTTGTGGTGACCGCCATCAATTTGCCCGTATTGCCATGCGAGGTCAAGAGCATCTTCAATTCTTTTCTCCATCTTCCGTTTCTCCTAATCATTTTGTTGTGTTAAACCAAAGTACATACGACTTTTGTAACGGTTTCAATTGTTTCTGGCTCACGTTGAGTGCCAACCTCAAGCTTTCCAAGTATAAATTGAAGTGGCGTACCATACATAGGATCAGACAGGCAGTATCCGTTCTTCAATAAATATTCTCGGATTGCCTCTTCGAGTTCCTTGTGGTTAAGTTCTACGGTGTGTTTCATAAGTTGCCTCCAGTTATTTTGTTGTGTCATTATTATAATGCGAGAAGTGGGTTTTGTCAAGGTGGTTTGGTATTTATTTACATATTGTTTACAATTACTGGATATAGCCGTGCTTGAATTTCGCTTTTGCCGCATCGGACCAAAGTCCCCATGCACCCTGGAATGAAAAGATATATCCTATACCAGTATCGGAACTTACTGCTCCTGATGAACGGCTCTTCTCGATAAACACCGCTCTATATACCATATCGTCCTTCGGCTGCCATCCAACATTCTCCCATTGATTTGTATGCTTATTTAATACCGTTTTGAAAGGATTGCAGTAGAATTTACTCGAAGGATCGAACTCTTCTTGATACATTGAACGACACAAAATCATCAAGTCGCATACCTCTTTAATCTGCTTACTCATTGATAATACCGAGCTGTCAAGGAATAGTTTCCCGAGCGTATTAATCGCTAACTGTAAAGTACAGATTACCTGAGTGCCGGGATACTTACGAGAAAGTGTCTCAAATCTACGGCTATCTTGAATAAGAGAAAGCCAACTGTTATCATTGTTGGTGGACAAATCTATCTTAAATGTGTCATAAACACAAGTATTTACGCCTTTATTGAGAATATATAATCTCATCTTCTTAATCGCCAAACTTACATCACTATCTGGAATACTGATAAAATAAAGTTGACCCTTATATCTCTGTCTCCAATACTCCTGAGCCTTGGCAATATATTCTCTATCTTCCTTGCTAATATTTCCGTTAATCAGTTTGGTTTTAGTTAAGTTATAATAATTAAAATGCTTGGTTAGAATCAGTAACAGAAATCCAATCTTAAACGCCTTAGATCTCTGCTCATTGGAAATTATCATACACTTACGACCCTCGTGCATCATCGAAAGAAGAATGCTAAGAACCATCGTTGTTTTTCCAACGTTGGAATAACCCCCTATGATAGTCATACCGTCTGGAATACCATTCACTTGTTTTGAAAAGTATTTTAGAGCTTCAACGGGATTTCCAAGATAATCGTCGTCAAAATATTCGAATGGAGTACCTGCTTCCTCTCCGTTTTCAAGAGATTCGATGAACTCGTCCGTAATGTCTAATTCTTCTTCCTCAAGAACCCTACTGGAATAGCCTGTGCCAAAACTTTCAAGCTTCGCAGCATACCAATCTGTTACTTGCTCACTTGACATTTTAGAGAAGAGCTTCAACGGATTAATTGTTTTGCCATCATATTTGATTGGTTCAAGTAGATTAAATCCAAACTTGTGCATATCAATAATCATATTCGACTTCAAAAGATTATCCAAATAGCTTTCATAGTTCTGATTATTTACGCAATCAGCCATATTCCTGATTGCCTTAAAGCCACCAATCTCTTCGAGTTTCGCTTTAACATCGTCTGATGCATAAGTTAACACAGATACCTCATCGAAGACTGTGCATTTTTTCTCACGAAGAGTTTTCAAAATCCCATATACGAGCCTTGCATCCTTAGTTAAAAACTTTGAACTGTCTATGTTAGTATCCTCTACCAAAAGCATATCGTTAACCATACTTCCGATGACATTCGCTTCCACATTGATTCGCCCCTCCAATAACTCCTTAGGGATGGTGTCGGTGACGCCGCTTATATATAAATTATTCATCATCATCCTCCTCAAAATCCTCTAGGGCTCGTCTTACCTTTGCCTTATACTTTGTTTCATAGTGTTCTTCCACCACAACCTTTGGCTTCTCTGCAACCTCAACTCTCGGTTTAAAGTCCCTCAAACTATTCTTCAAAACCGCACTTATATAACGAATTTTGGCATACTCCGTCCCAGATAACCTAGCAATCGCCGAGGACAAGTAATCCTTCTTTTCTTCTAAGTACTTAGCGATAAATTCGTCAGAAAATGCCTTATTCCACTCTAGTTTCTCTTTCCAGAGTGCCGTATTCAAAACTTCGTTAACGCCCATAATATCGCATATCAAACGATACACTCTATCCTTATCCTCAGTCGCCTTCTTCTTGCGTTCTTCTTCTGCCTCGAACTCAGATTGGCTGCAGAAGTATTTATTCTTTCCGTTCTTATCAGTCACCTTATACGCAACATTTGTGTCTAATACGCTGTCACAAATTTTGCATTTGCATCTTGCCATCTCAATTCACCTCACCAACACCGTCTGGAATTTCTATCTTATATATATTCTTGCCACCATCACATACGCATCGATTTGGACACTCCGAACAATTAACTACGGTGGCTTCGATAGGTTCTTTATTGGAGTCATAGACTATCGTCTGAAAACTATATTGTTTACAAGTTTCTTTCGCCATCTCAACACACCTCTCTCACCGGAACTGCCGTAAAGTCAAGAGTCTCTTCCACTCCTGCTTCCACATAGTTCGTAGTGCTCGTAATTCTATACAACTTACCATTATACTTGATTATCTGAGTATCACCCTCTTTGTCAAAGAGTGCGTTAAGGTAACCAATTTCTCTCTGGAGCATCTTATTTTCTTCGTATGTCTGAAAATATCGCTCTTGATACTTATCAAAAAGTTCTTCACTCAATACAACTTGTCTTTTCTTCATCTCAATCCCTCCTCAATCTAGCCAGTCACTATGGCCAAACCTCTGCTCTGCCGTCTGCCTATCATACTCCGACTGATTCTCTATGGCTTCCTTGCTCGTGCAGAGCATCCTTGTAAACGGATCTTCGCAAAGCCCATAACCATCTACGTGCTTCTGTACAATTGCCCAAATCTCCTCAAAAGTATATGGGCCATCATGAGTCATTGTGAGAACCTCAAAATCTGAGAGTATATTAACTGCAACCTGTTGCATCGGATGTGTAATTTTCTTCTGTTTCATTTTCTTCTCCTTATGCTGGAAAATGGATGGTGGCTTTCACCACCACCCATTAATTGTTTATTAAACCTCGTCGTTCAGTCCAAGGATTTCCTCGATAGCATTGACGTCGCTCTTGGCCATTGTATCGGCAAGCTTATTGCCATATGCAGTCAGATGGGTCTTGACCTTTGCCTTTGCAGAAGCGTCAGCACCCTTGAATGCATTTCTAATCGCAGTAAGACGGTCTGCATCAAGAGTAATCATAGCATCTTCGTCTTCGGTTTCTTCATCAAAAATGTCATCGATCTCGGAATTTACATCAAAGGGAGGAGTGTCCTCTTCCTTCTCCTCTACTGATTCAACTGCCTCTCTAAGCGCTGCAAGGAGTTCAGCATCTTCCTGGTCATGCTCTTCCTCTACTACAGGGGGCTTCTTGGTGGATTTCTTGGGAGTGGACTTCTTAGTAGTAGGTTCTACATCAATTCCCTTTTCTGCCGCCTTATTGATAGCGTCCTGAATTGCTTCAACGAACGCAGATGCGTCCATAGGAACTTCGTCAATTATATCGGGGAATCTGCATTTACTGTCAAGAACATATGCAGATGATCTAAATGCAACCTTACGAGCCTCATTTGTTACCTCATTAATCTTTGCCTGCTTCTTAGTAACAATATTTTCCTTGCCAAAATCCTTGGAAACCATCTCCCTATCGATGTACGCGATAGCCACGATGTCCATTTTTGTGCGAATTGTCTCAAAATTCTTAAGCGAGATTGCCGCGCTCATAGTAGAATATGTCAGACCGCTCACAGGGTCAACATTTTCACGTCTGCGCGTATGACCTACGATAAATACTGCCACACCGACAGACTTAAGACGCCAAATCTGGTCCAGGATAAGACTCATCATCTTCTCGTCGCCTTTTCCAAATCCGCCCCAACTCTGATTTAGAGTGTCTGCCTGAACAAAGTCTTTCTTGCCCATCTGAGATGTATTCCAAAGTCTAATTGTATGCGGAGTTGCAATCTCAATCAACTGGTCGATTGTGTCTAGTGTTACGCACTTAAGCGTACCCCAATCATCTCTATTTTTAACAACTTCATCTACAAAAGACACAAACTGCTTCCAAGTATCAATCTGGTCCCACATTAGGCCGTTAATTGCCTTACATCCTTCCTCTTTACCAATCTGAAGGACGATATATTCGTCCGGCTTGCAGAACTTTCTCATAACCTCTGCAATCATTGTGGTTTTTCCACATCCACTTTCTCCTAAGAGCATCGTATTATACGCAAACATATCTCTGTTTACCGTATTCTGACGTCCAAAACTTCTTGCCATAATAATCTTTCTCCTTTTATTCATTAATATTTTTAATCATTTTGTTGTGTTTGTTGTTCATAATCTTCAAGATACATCCACTTAAAACCATACGCTGTTTTAAGTTTCTCAGGATGAGAACAACATGTAATAATGTTCCACGGTTTAACTCCTAAAAAATCTGCCGCCAATGTAACATAATCCCACTTACGAATAAATTCGCCGTCTTTTGTTAATTGTACAATAGGTCTGGCCCTTGGGTTGTCTGCTCCACATAATGGGTTTAGATGGCGCGGATTATTATCTCCTGCCCACCTAGAAACCTTTGGGTTATCGCGATCAACATTGTTGTAGTTGGTTTTCTTTTTTCTTTTATTAGTTTGTTCGCACTTATCTCGACCTTTGTAGTTTGGATTGTTTTCGCCGCTGTTCCGTCCCTTGGTTCTTTCTGACATCATCCTTCTCCATTCTTCAGTGCAGCGTGCTTTAGCGGATGCGCTCATTTTTTGTCTAGTTTCTTCTGTTGGATTTTTATTTGCCCGACTAATTTTATCACGGGATTCTTGCGATAGTTCTTTTCCTTTTTCTCCTCCTGAAGTTAAGTTGTAACCATATCGTTGATCCATAGAATTGTATTGTTCTATGAGTTCTCGTTCCATCGTCTCAGCTTCATCTGAGGTTAATTTGTCTGCAATAATCTCGTGCTTAAAATTATTCCAACCATAAAATTTGATGGCATTAGTAAAATGATAGTTGTGATTATATCCTCTCCCATTTAACCATCGTTGTTCTGGTGGGTTCTTACTAGTAATACCAATATAAACTTTTCCACTAGGAGATGTGTGCATATAAACACACCATTTCCTATCTGTTTCTGTTAATTCCGTAGATTCTGATGTGTGTAGTTCTTCCATAAACCCTTACATAATAAGAGTTCTTTTGCTTATTCTTTTAATCTCCTATATATTGTCACCTTTCCTTAGTGTTCCTTATAAGTCCAACGATAAGCCTTATATTCTTTTGCATCAAATTCGTCAAGCATTTCATCTGTCATTACATAACCATCTTCAGTCATCATCCAATTGTTATCGTGCTGATTTGCCTCGCAACACAGAAAAATTCCTTCTTCTCTGAACTTACCAATGACTTCAAAATATTTATCGTTTGCAGGAGTATCATCAATATCAGAGTATGTATCGCACAACACGCCGCCAAACTCCTGAAGTTCATTAAGCAGTTCATTATGATATCGAATCATTTCATAAATTGTTTCTTTCATATCCAATTTACCCTCTCTCATCAGATTGAATCTTCATCATCGTTTCCAAAAATGTCAACTTCCTCTTCAACTTCCTCAATCACGGGCAACTTGCGAATGTCGTCCTCAGTATAGACCGTGGGTTCACTACCCTTTACACTCGTTCTAGACAACGACTGCACACGGTACTCAGTAATTCGATTTCCCATCATATTACCACCAAGAGCCTTGATTGCGTCTTCCTCGGAAATCAGACCCATATCGATATTGTCTCTAGTTTCCTCATCAAGGTCATCGTATGTAATTGCAAGCGACTCAGCCCCATCGATCATCTGGCACACAAGTCCGACCTTTCTCACCGTTGCCTCATCATCAAACTTCTCAAACATCTTCTTGAACGCATTTGCCTTCTTCTCTGCCTTCTCGTCGCCATTACCATTGATAACAAGAGTCAGAGGAACAAATCTATTAGCCTTAACAGAGCTGAAATAATGGTCAGTAAAACAATTGAAGAAATACTTCTTAGTATCATCATAAGAATCTGCATCAACCGCATCCTCAGTATAGAATGCATTAATAGTCATCTCTGCCTTGCAAGGTGTGTCGTCCGCGACACGGTACATTTTGTCCACGGAAAGCGTTCTATAGAACTGATTCTTAGACTCGCTATACTGGAATTCAATCGTACCAAGAATTCTAAACTTGGCATCTGCGTACTTGCCACTATCAATGACACGTTTTACAAGCGCCGCATATTCAGTCTTCTCGATAAACTGATGGTTCTTCTTCTGTGCTTCTTCTGCCTTGCCCTCGTCTTCAAGCGCCTTTCTCTCGTCATAAGTAAGCAGATTACAAGTATATACTCTAAATCCAGCAACCTGCTCAATGACTTCAGGCTTCTTTCTGTCCTCCCACTTGACTTCAAGCTTGGTTGCCTTCTTGCCTGGTTCAGCCTTGGCTAGCGTTACGATCTTGTTCTTCTTGTCGTCAACCCACTTGCCGCCGCCAATCTCTAAACCGAAACGATTCGTGCCAGAAATCGCATTGAAGCGATATCTCGTGTTCTGCCAACCACTATTGAAGTCACGAACCTCAAAGGGCTTAAATGTGTCTGTTTCTTTTGCGGCCTTGAGCGTCGCAATAATTTCAAAATTAATACTCATTTTTCTTTTCCTTTCTAATTTTAATCATTTTGTATTGTTAAATAAAATAACGTTCATCTAAAAATGTATCACCGGATTCATAAACGCCGTCTCGGTGTTCTCCGATTAACAAATGCTTAGTGCCATCCCGGCATCTCGGACAGTAAATCGGTTGTGTATATAAATCGTCGTCTGAGATCGACGCATCTTTATTTTTAACTTGATGCAAGGCTCCGCATGTTTTGCATTGCACCCAAACCTTATCCCCCATAAATTAGCCCTCCTTTCTGCTGACAATCATTTTGTTTTCTAACTGCCTATATAATAGCATAAAGAGAGCCTTTTGTCAATACCCTTTCACCATTGTTTACATTTTATTTACAATTACCCCAATCTCCAGCATATCATCTCCCACCACAAACATATTCCCACTAGTGCAGAACTCGACTACCTTCTGCTTGTACACGAACAATTCAGTTCCCTTCACTACAATTCCAATCTTCTCGTCATCGTTTACCACCTGGAGCTCATCACACCCATATTTCTGCTCACCAAATAATAAATGCTTTAATGTCACATTTCCGCGTAGTCCTTGTAACTGATTCCATTCGTCATATTTTCTCATCTGTCTTTCCCTTTCGTCGATAAATAAAATTCTCATGTATAATTATACACCGAACATCCATTCGGTGCAACCCATAAAATTTGGTAAATTTAGGCAGTATTCACCAAAATTATCAATATTAGTGGAATTACTACTAAAATACCCAATACAATTGCCCAACTATGTCTTTCCCATTTCATTAATGTCCTCCTTAATCATTTTGTATTGTTTATATAGAAGAGAGAAGCCTAATCCATAAAGGCTTCAAACTTCTCAAGTAAAATTTGTGCATACAAATCAGACATAATGTCGTATCTCTTCGCTAATTCCCCTGCCATATTTGTTTTCACAAACTCTCTAAATGTCATACCCATTTCTTTTATACCCTGTTGAAGATGCCATAATAAACCGCTTGACTGTAATCCTGTCGGAGATATCTTAACGCCAAGATCCTTAGATATCAATGCAACTCTTCTTAACAAGAATCTGTAACGTCTTTCTAAATCTGCCTCACTATTCCAATCTGAGTTACTTGACAAGGCGTTTGCTCTTACTTTATATATGCCGTGAGAAACAACCTTGGCAACACGCGCCGTTGAGCCAAATGACAATAACTCATCCTCTTCGCAAGCGGCCTTGAACAATTCATAAGTTTCCTTATCTATAGGTATGCTTTTCCCAGTCTTGAAATACACGGTATAGTCACTTGTATCCACCTGAGAAATCTCAAAGAAGGATAATTCCCTTAGCCACAATGATCCGAACCCAAGGAACAGGGCTTCAATGATGGCTTTGTCCGTGTAGTTCAACAAGTTCGCCTTGATATCATCCACATCTTCTCTGCTCAGAACCAGACTCTTTTGCTTCTCCGTATCAACAACCGTCTCAAGCATATCCTTTGTAATCTTTTCATATGCACTGCCGATGGCCCTTCCATGCTTATAGCAGAACCACCTTGACGCATTCTTTAATATTAAATTCGTGTTTTGCAACGATACTATCGAAACTGCGTGAGCACTTTCGTACATTTCTAAGGCTTCGTCCGTGGTAAATTCATAAAACGGCTTCATGAACCTCTTTTCGAACCCAACTGCCCTATTAAGCACTGCTCTTGTTGTCGTTTCTATTATCACTTTACTACGTTTGTACTCGTCTAAAAAGGTTTCAATGTCCTTTTCACTAGTATACACATATATCGACTCCTTATTTTTTATTTCGTTTGACATTATAACATAACAAAATGATTAATGCAATCATTTTGTGGTTAGAAAAGATTGTCAAGTGCGTTAGTTGCGTTTTGTTTATTCTGCTCAAGCACTGCCGCATAACGCTGAGTTGTTGTTACAGAACTATGTCCTAAAATATCTGCGACCGTCTGAATGTCTATACCAGCTTTTACAAGATTTGTAGCAGCAGAAGATCTCATTTTGTGAGGTGTAATATGCTTTCCGTTGATTCCATTTGCATATTTATCCATCAACTTTCTTACTCCTTCCGTGGTCAATCTTCGTCTCCACTGGGAAATAAATAGAGCGTCCGTATCTACATCTTCGAAATATGTTTGTCGATCTACGAGCCACGCAGACAAAATGTTGCGAACATTCGTTCCGAATCTTAAATACCTTTCTTTGCTTCCCTTTTCAATAACATGAATGGTATTTTCTTTAAAGTCGATGTCACCGATATTAATTTGTACAAGCGCACCAACACGGATACCGGTACTTACTCCAATAGCTATAATAGCCAAATCCCTATTAACGAATTGAGGTTTAGACTCATTCTTAATTTTATCAAGGATACTATTAATTTCATCTTGTTCTAAATAAACAATGGCCTGTTCCTTTTTATTCTTTGGTCTTTTTGTCTTGGCCATCGGATTCGTATCCATATAATCGTCCATAACTAAGAATGAATAAAATGCATTCAAAGCACTCCATCTTGAAGCCTGGATACTATCGCCATTTTTTATCTCTCTCCCATTTTCTGTTCTTCTTCTCAATGATACAAGATACTCTCTAATCTGCGTCACAGTAACATTTTTATAGAACTCATCTATGTCATCATGTGCAACATCATTCATAAAATCTGCTACATACTCAATATAGTGTTTCATTGTAATATACGACTTCTGATCCGCTTCCATATAGTTGTAAAAGTGAGTAAATATAGAAGGTAATGTTTGCAACTTTTCCTCAATTTTATTTCTCAATTTGTTTTCGTTTTCAATTCTTCCGCTCATAGTGCATTCTCCTTTACTTCTTATTATTTAAAAATCCGTTTTTCCAAAGAATAAATACCGCAGTTGTAAATCCCCAAATTAAAAATCTATCCTTAAAAATTGTACCAAGAGCCATAATCACAATATACCAAATCCATGCAACCTCAATATCCCACGATGGAGGTCTATCTCTTTCTGGCAATCCAAAACCACCACCTGATTTTTCGACTGTCTGCAGATTAGGTTTAACTGGAACAACAATCTCAAGGCAATAATCATTCACACCGGCCCGATTGTATGAATTATACAACCCATAGTCTTCTTTGTTGATTAACTCAAAATTATTTCTATCGTTTCCAAAGTGCCATCCAGTGAATCTAACAAGCCGTGGACCGTATGGACCCTTGATTTTGCAAATTGTACCAACATCATAGTACTCGCCCTTGTATTTCATGTACTTATCTGCAAGTTGGTCATTATAATCAAACTCCCAATCGATCCAAAGCATAGCCAGCACCTCCGTTTTTCTTTCTAGTCTTCGTCAACTCCCTCTGTCGCCAATACTCGTGCTCTCGTCGTTCAAGGGCATTACATTGTTTCTTGAGGCATTCCTTTTGTTTAATCTGTGTTGCCGTCACGTGGCAACGATGATGCCAACAGTAACCAACGCAACGCTTCTCACTAATTTCTGTGTTGTAGAGACTATTAAGCATCTTAGTCAACCACCTTTCTGACGAGATGTGCTTCCTCTTTACATACCCAATAGTTGCCGACAATTTCGTCAGACACATCCCAAATATCCCAAACGTGATTATCTGCAACATATGTCACATGCCCTCTTCCACAATGACATACCGCATGACCATCAAACTTTTTTACAAATTCGTGGAACTTCACCTTAGTACCATCTTTGTGTACAGGTTGTTTCTGTTTGACATATCCCCTATCTTCCAGATATTTACCATAATTCTCTGGAGTATTAAGCATATAACCAGTTTTAATTGCACTCTCTGCAAGTTCTCTCATAGTTTCGTCCCACGCCATTCCTGTTGAGGAACTGATTGCTCGAACCGTGCAATCATCTGTCCAGCGCATTTTGGGATTGCAATTGTAATAACGATAAGCCTTGGTTTCATTTTTCTTGTTCATAATCTTATTCTCCTTTTTACTTTATTATAATCATTTTGTTTCGTTTGTCAACGTGTTTGTTCATAATTTTACAAAATCTTTACAATTAATTTAAATATTGCTTACGTACAACCCACAGCGGAGCCGAAGAACTACCTCCAACTCGTTCGATATTTCCATTAAAGAATGACTTCAGGATATGCTCTAGCGACCGTGCTGTAAGCAACTCCATCTTGCGAGGGCTTGACGGATAATTGCACACAAACTTACCTCCATACTCAAGGCTATCATTAATCTGCCGGAGTGTTCCCCAAAGCATATTCATTGAACTCTGCACATTGAGGACATTACTCGCCATAATCACCGAGTACTTCTTGCTCAGAGCATCCTTGTCGTGCAATCCCTCAATCACATTGTCACCAAAGTCGTATGCCGTTATATTGAATCCCAACTCACGCAACCACTTAGTATGAACGGCATCACGCCCTGCTCCAAAATCTAGCAACTTCTCTTCCTTATTAATATATTGCGCCACATATTTCGGCACCACGGCTCTTACGCTTCCGTCTTTGTTCTTTGCCGAAGCCCCATTGGTTCTGCTTGTTGCGTTTGCAATACGAATTTCATCATTAGTAAACATAATTAATTTCCTTCCTTATTATTATATAGATTCAATCATCTCGATGGTAAACTCATCGTGCTCATAAATTTCTCCGATACAAGCTAACTCTGTCCAACACGAAGCACCGACCGCAACCTCGTGTCCAAACTGATATTCAATAGCGTCATACACATCTCTGCTATCCTTATAACAATTTCCAATGTTTGGAGCGTCATTGTATACGACTCTTGCCATTACACCAAAACTAAATCTCATAATTAGTCCTCCAAATTAACTTCATCAACTCTTGAATCTAAAACTCTCTTGTCGCCAACGCATCCATTTTCGTAAATCTTTTCGGCGTACTCATCTGCTTCTTCTTCAATAATGAATGCTTTGACTGGTCTCCACACATCCTCTTCAATTTCTGCCGATACAACATGGATCCACATAGTTAATCCTCTTCCATATAAATTTTCTTCGTCTCAATGTGTGGGCAATTAGGATACTTATACCAATCACACCCAAGACAATTTGTATTGCAACAATGTTCAACCAAGCATTCGTGACATATGCCTTTGCTCTCATCACCCTCGGAATTAGATTTTAAAATCCAACCAGTGCCCGTTCTGATCGATACACGAGTGTTGCATATTCTGCAACACAACTCACCATCAATAAGTTTAAAATTGTAATCCATAATTAATCCTCCTTACCAACTACACATTCTATCTCTCGTAATTGAAGCCGACGTCCTATACATCCTCAACGCCTTGCTCTTTGTAATCTCGCCAAATTGCTTCACATAATTGTCAAACTCTTGCTGGTCCCAGCATTCATAATACCCATCTCCTCCTTTATTGTAGTGTTGTAATGAATAATCCATAAACTCCTTGTAACTAAGTGCCTTTGCCATATTAGTTCTCCTCCTTGTTAAATCTTGCATAGCCCATCACCTTCTTTGCTCTCTTGCCACTAAGAGCCATTTGCAACCTTTCAATCTCGCTCTCCATAAAGCTCGGATCTTTACCACACTTCTCCATATACTCTGCCATAGTTTGCTTTTCTCCAAGCATATCCTCCACAAGTCTCTTGCATTCAATTAAAATCTCCATCTCTTCTATAAACATATTATTTACACCCCTTTCTGATACTCATTATCGTATCAAGAATTAACCTTGTTGCATTGTATAAATCCTCTTTTTCTTTAATTTCTCGACCCGTGAATTCCTCAATTTGCTTAATTTCCTCTGCCGTAAATGTCATCTTAATATCCATATCTGTTTTAACCTCCTCAAAACACTCGTTTAATATATGTCTCAATGCATTAAAAGTAATGAAAAACGAATTTTTATGATCATCTCTGTTTGTGGACCAACATACGCAATCAGACGCTTCTGCCTCCCATTCATCCAATACACTAATTGCCATTGTGTCATAATTTAAGATGCACAATGCTGCATAATCCACGACGCCTCTCACGCAATCATTAAGCACCTCCAAACCATAATCCATAGCAATATCATACTTGCTACAATCCTTGCAGTGTTCAATAAACTCGTCCCTAATCTTTTCACCGTATTCAGTAATTTTTAACATATTAATTTTCCTCCTTCATATTATAAAATTTTCTCACAACCTCTGTTACTGTTGCTTTCAACTCGTCCCAACCATCGCTAAATGTTAATTCTTCGATGATTTCAGTTCCCCAGTCATCATCACTAAAGCCCTTTCTGATTGAAACTAGCCAACACTTATCATTTCCTTCCGAGTAGCACCACACTACGATGCCGTATCCGTCGTGATTTTCTATGGGCAATCGTGCTGCAACATGATCCCAATCCATATTGATTTCGTAAAGTTGCCACCTCAAATCGTCTGACAAATCACAATAAATTTGTTCGATTGTCATATTACATTACCTCCTTAATCATTTTGTTTTGTTTTAATAAAGCTCAAGATATGAGCAATAACATCCACGGTAAACGCATCACCAAGAACATCTGCTGCTTCATTTCTCGTAAGACATTTTGTATAACCCTCTGGCACTGTCTGACATCTTTCAAGTTCCGTCTGATTCAAGTATCTAATGGAATCATCATTGCCTTTCTCCTCCCACACAATTGTGGTGAACTTCTTGTAGCGATGAAGCATCTTCTTCTTATCTGCAAGAGGACGACTATCACTCACAAGCAATGCTCTCGCCTTCTGTCTATCAGTCCAACCACTCGTAAGAATGCTCTGAAGAGTAATGCCCTTGTCCTCGGGCTGAGTTACACCCTCAATGTTGGTCCAATAATATCTGTCTCTAAGTGCCGGGGCTACAAGTTTACTGTTAATTCTCAACGGCTCAACGCCCATACACTTACTCAGATAGTCTCGATCCGCATCCTTCATACTTGCGACATTCTCAAGCAAGAACCAAGTAGGATTGACTTCTTTCAAAATCCGATGACATTCTAAGAATAATCCCGACCGTACTTTATCTTTTAAACCCACTCTCATTGCGGCATTCATTGCTATTGAAAAACTCTGACACGGAGAACCGAATATCATCAAATCAATATGACCAACATTAAAGTTTCCATTCTCCGTATAAAGTACACCATCCTTAAAACTTACATAATTAACATTGCCTATATGGATTGTGTTCGGGTAATTCTCCTTCGTAACCTTTAGTGCAATCGGTTTAATTTCTGCTGCATAATACTCATCAACCACAAATCCTGCTCTTTCAAGAGCAATGTGGGCAATCGACATTCCGTCACATAAACTAAGCACTTTCATCTTAAGTTCCTCCTAAATTAGATCTCGAAAATTTCTAAATACATTTTTCTTTGTGCGATAAACTTCTTTTGTGCAGTAACGTCCAACAATTTACCACACGGCTCATTTGGGTCACGAGTTAATACCTCGATATCCCTTATAGCGTTCTTAAACGCTTGGCTAGAGTCCTCCATATTTCTGTTCCAAAATTTGATACACTCGAAGAAAAACTCCTCTAATATTTGGTCTGTTTCTTTTTCATTTAACATTTAAATCCATCCTTTCATTAATAATTTTCGGTTTCTGATTTATTTTCCAAAACTGCCTGAATTATTTTCTTTTCAAACTCAGACAATGTGTCCCAATCTAATTGGAACGATGAACAATTATTTCTTCTGTTGTATCCATCACCACAATCCCAACTGTTTCTATAAACACAATATTTACAACACATACTAACCTCCTAATCATTTTGTATTGTTTAATGATCGTAAACTGCAGTAACAATCCCTTTGTTGCCACTAAAACATCTCTGACATTGACTACAAGTCACACCCGTCTTCTTGCCTTTTTTATCAACGGCAGGGCAGTGTGCCAACTTGGCAACCTTGGGATCTGTACCGTCATCGTACACAAATTTGTTCAATCCATCCAACTGATAGCCCTCAGTATTGCCTTTCCACTCGGAAATGTTGCACACAAGATTCTCTGGCAGAGCACCACACTCCTTAAGGTACTGTTCCATAAACGCAAATCTCTTTGTGTAGAAGTAGAATAACACATCAGGCATCTCAACTGCGAGCTTAACCATATGAAGCAGATAATCATAATTCATTATCTCACCGCTTGAATGTAGTCTAAGCACTTTTGCTTTGTTCTTAATTAATGCCTCCTTAATCTGCTTGAACCCCTTATCCATATCGTGTCTCATAATCACAGTGTTTTTACCAACGCTAGGGATTACTTTGTTGTGATGTCTACGAGTATCCCTTACTGCATAGCAATGGTTTTGACATCCATCACAGCACCCCACACAAGTTCCCCATACATTTGTAAGCTCACCTTTATCCTTTGTGGATATCGGCTTGTCTCCCGGCATAAGATTGAAGGCGAATACCTTCTTACCTAACTTGCTGTTCCCCTTTACCAATGATACTACCATTTCCTCGTTGTAATTAATGTTGTACATAACTTCCATTTTACATTTCTCCTTTATTATATCATATTTTAATCATTTTGTATTGTTGTGTAATAACCATCTTTCATATGAGATTCAATATATCTTGAACCAACTTCACAAATCAAGATGCATCCGTGTGTATCTTTGGGCTTAAGTACTACATATTTATCGCCCACTTGAGCCTGCAAATCCTTGCAAACGTTTTCAAGTTTTTCAATAGGAAAGTCCCAAGAAACACATTCATATGAGTGACAACAAAGCTCATCATCTCTCTTTACAATGCCACTTCCATTGTTGGCGTTCTTGAATAGAATGTATGTGTAATCATCGCCTTCAGGAATGGTGTTATTTCTCCAATATCTTTTCGGCAAATCTTTTGGTCCGTAGCAACAACTACACATACCGTTCTGATATGTGAAGTGTGCAAAATCAAGGTCATTGTCCTCACGGATTTTCTTAAGGTTTAATTCTTTGTATTTCATATTAGTTCTCCTCCTGAGCCGTAATCACGGTCTCCCAATTATTTTGAATTTTTACAAGCATTTCGTAAAGTTCATATTCAGTAAGCTTATCACCATCTTCTGCGTTTTCATAGTTGGTAAGCACCCTACACATTTCGTCATAGATAGACTCCTTAGTAATTGGTAACTCAACCCTAGGACAAATTGTACCATCTTCCAACCAATCATAGCCCATACCATAAAGTACATCTTTGATAAAATCTTTGTCGCTTCTGCCATCTTCGATCTCGACAAACAAGCGACTGCCTACATAAATCTCAAGCATTCCATCTGTTCTTAACACAGTATTTACGGTTTCTTTCATATCAGTTATCCTCCTCAATATCAATAAAATCTTCAGGTTCAAATTCTGTACGATGCAGAAACTCTACATCTGCATTACTAAATTCTCCTCTCGTACTGACATAATCTTGAATTGCGTAGACAAGACCTTCGTCATACCATCGCCAATCCAACTTGCCGTATGTGTCAAGATAAAATTGTTTGTGTTCATTTACATAAGCCTCAAGCGTTGTTGGTTTCATTTTTATCCTCCTCCAATTCACTTATATAATCAAGCAAGTCCCAAACCTCGTGTTCTGCATTAAACAGCATATCAATCGTTCTTGTTGCATATGGCTCATTATCTTCAAGTTCTTTTCTACGCATATACAACAGTGCAGAAACGAAGTCGATGATATCATCAAGTTCGCTCGGTATAATGCAATGCTCGTCCATCAGTTTCTTAAGTTCTTTCTGTGTCATTTTAAATTTCTCCTTTTCTTCAACAATATCATATTCATCAAATCCCGGGTCCATTGTGGGATCGCCGCTCAGCATCATTGCTTTATTGTTGTCTACAAACTTAAGCATCTTCGTCCTCCTCTACTGTATCAAATAACCAATCAAGGCCAAGCGTATAAAGCTCATCTTCCGTGAAATCCAAATTCTCAAGTCTCTCACGCATTACTGCTGTCTCGCAACAATCATAATCAATGAACCAATTGATGCAATTATGCAAAAGTTCCATCGCTCTTGCATAATCAAGCCCACCTTCATTGCTCCAGAATACTTCTTTCTGAATGTAAATGAGCAAGTCATATGCATTAATCTTTGCAATCTCTACGGCGCACTCGATACACCCCTTCTCAAACTCTCGCCCAATCCAAAGATTTTGTTTCTTTTTCTCTGCTCGGTTGTGCTTCTTATCAACTCTATTCAACTGCTTTTTTACCCATTTCTGATGATGAAATTTGCTCTGCCCAAACTCAATAACATACTGAATTGCCGTGCGGAAGATAATATCTCCCTTACAACCAAACTCCCGTCTGATTGTGTTCAATGTCTTTCTGCTGTTTTCGTAAGTGTTCATTTTAATTCTCCTTTTTATTTTGTGTATTGTTCTGTCGTTGTGCCTGTTTCATAATAGTGCGTTACTTTGCACCATCCATTGCCTTGAGCAGTGGTAAGTCTGTAAAAATGTCCTTCATCATCTCGCCCCTCTTCTATGATGACATTTTCAAGGTGCTCATTTTCACAAGCTAATGGACTTCTTTTTCCTTTGACTATGCTTTTAATGTCCCAATATGTCATATCAATCACCTCCTTATTCCCATCCAAGAGCATAACCATTGGTAATGTTAAACATGTGTACTCCGTAATAATCATTTAAGAATGTCCAAATGTCGTTGTTATAGTCATTAAAATCCTCTCCAGTCTCTTCAACCCACTGATCGACTGTGGTTTTAAAGGCTTTTACATAACGCATAAATCCCAATGCCATATTTTTCTTGCATTCCTCTTCTGTTTTTCCAATTGAATGAATCTCATAACCCAATGCGTCTAAACTTGCTATATACATATTTCCTCCTTCTGCCACGGTTTAACCGCCGTGGCTCGGTTATTATTATAATCATTTCGTCTTGTGAAATGGTGGACAAATTGTAAACTTTTACTCGTCGTCTTCCTCCTCGTCAATCCAAGTTTCGTCGCCGTCTTCATCATATGCTTGTTCACAATCTTCGCACCACCAATACTTTTCGCCGCCGCTATCTTCTCTTGCTTCACACTCCTCTCCACATTTTGGACACTCGAAGTAATCGGGATTGTCCTCAAGTTCTTCGATGTCGTTGTAGTTAATTTCGTTTCCGCAAGTGTCCACCGACTCATCGTGTCCATCAACGCCAATCAACTTGTCCCAACCGCCGTTACCTGCATACTCCGTTAGACAAGACAGTTGGTTATACGCCTTCTCATATGCTTCGTCCTCGTTGTTAGCCCAAACCTCTTTGGTAACCACAACCTCAACCGTACCATAAACCCTATACTTCTTCATAATTAATTCTCCTCCATTTCAAATTCACTACCTACATCATCATACCCACACTCGGTACAAATCCAAATATCTTCATTATTTGGATAATGCGTCACTTCAAGACAATCACCTGTAGTCATTATATAATCACCACTGGCATCTACCATCCACTCTTCTACAACATGAGCAGTTACATAAAACTTTTGACAACCACACTTTGGGCACTTTTTCATAATTAATTTTCCTCACTTTCATATATTGTAATGCAATTGTATTTTTCTTCACCAAACTCTTCAATTTCAAACTCGACTTGCTCGTCCTCAAACCATATAGACAAGCAAGCAGTTGTTACGAATGCATCAAGAGTGGGGATGCACCACCACTCTCCATTCTTTCTGCTAATTGAAATGTTGTAATCTTTACCCTTGAACGCGTTATCGTGTCTAAGAATGTGAATCAGTTCATTCACCGTATGTCTATCTCTTTCGTTCATAAACATATGAGTGTCAAATGCCTTCGTAAGTTTTGTTCTAAATTCTGCGTTTGTCATAATTATTTGACCTCCTCAAAAATTTGTGTTTTGTAGCTCTCAAGCAATATCTTTAATTCGTCATTATTGATTTGTCCCCAGCACCAATCAATGAAATCGCCGGGATCCTTAAATGTGTAATCAATAATGAACGACTTGTCCGTGTGTGGGTCATATGAAATCTCAAGGTTTGAACCAACCCAATCAAGGATGATTTTTTTGATGCCCTCCTCTGTTGCATCCTTAAGTGATTCAATCTTGAAGTTGTGCCAATTACACTTAAACTCGATATCCTTCTCAATCTTTTTAGCGTGTTCATATATGCCAATCACACTCTTAATGTCTTTCAGTTCCTCAACTGCTTGCTTTGCATAATCAAACCAATTCAAACCACCCCAATTTTCATAACGATACATAATGAACCATCTTACGACATCCTTCAACTCGGCAGGTCTGTACTGGCTTCCAAATGTATTTCCCGTAGTTGCCTCACCACTACCAAGAATTGCTTCATGGATTTCTCTTAATGCATAATCAATTTCATTAACTGCATCTGCGTCATAATCAAGTTCCATAACGCAATTATTTGCAATGATTTGAATCTTGTGCGAACTGAACCAATCCTCCTCATCAGATGTGCCATCATCAAACGCCTCAAATGGTGGTGCAGTCAACGCCTCGTTGCAAAATTCCTTATAATCCTTTAATTCGTACTTTTTCATTTCATTTTCCTCCTCAATATTTGTTATTGTTTCTGTAGGAGACTTGCTCCACATTATTTCGCACTCATAATAATTTTCATCACAATAAGTGCATACATATTCATAATCTTCCAAGTCGCTTACATAAAGTCGTCTTCCACACTTTGGACACTTTGCATCCGTTAAACAAGCTACTGCAAATTTCTTAAGCGGTTTGGTTACCTCATCGTAATACTCGCGCAGTTTGTTACCTTGTGGTACATATCTTATTAGTGTTTGGATATAATCAAACGCATTGACTATATCCACCAAACCTAAATCACATTTTGCTTCTTCGTAAACCTCATAATTGTTGTGTGCTGACATTATTTATTCCTCCCATTTTTCTTTTTCTGTTTTTGTTTGAATCAGTTCTTCGACAATATCTTTTACATCAGATTTGCTAACAGGAATGTTGTATACCAAACAATCAAAATACCATTTGTTAACCAAAATTTCAGCAATCTTGTCCATATTTAATTCCCCTTTCCTCAAGATAAGCCTTGATTACTCTGTGATAAGCCTCTTGCTCACAGTCCCAAATTGTGTCGTTGTCTTGGATTTCGCATCTGACATCCTCGACAATTCGCATTACATTGATGTTTTCCTTTACAGGATCGATATCATAGTAATCAATAAGCTTGAGCGTTACCTCTTCTGCATAATTCCTTCTCTGTATTTCGAGATACAGGTGGTTAATTTCTGTTTCGGTAAGTTCAATCAGTTTTCCATCACGACAAATTTTCATATTGATTACCTCCATCCATAAATTTCAGCCACGCTTTTATACAGTGACTTTGTATAATAATTCAGTTTACTGTTCGTAATTTCTTCGCCGTTATAGATTGCATCAAGCAGATTATCAATGTTTCGATCCTCACGAATGACTCTGTAAAGATAATGGTTTGTGCCATCGTGATGGATTTCTTTTGCACGAATATTATAACCATCGCCATACCACTCAACATATTCACTATTGGAACTGAGAATATTTTTAATGTTTCGACTCTCGATTATCTTATATCCACTAACACGACCATTCCACAGTCCCAAATCTCCTATAACAAGAATTCTTCCATCAACTTCTTCGTTGAGATTATATCTTTCGTCATACAGATAACTATCATTCATCTCTACCATCCAATTATAGATGGCATCTTCATCGTTTGGATCCTCATCGAGTTCGTTCATACCGATATACTCGGCATATCCAGCTCTCCAATCCTCAATGTTTAAGTCAATGTTGCTCCATATTGTGTGCTTTTTCATATTAAACTTCCTCCTTAAAAATATTTACCATATCAATTTCCGTCTTACTAATGCCGACACCACAATCAAGCATAAAGTTTAAGAACAAATGCAGATCATCAATATCGAAATTTTGCAATTCTGCATACTGCAATACATTATCGAGCAGTCTCAAAAACTCTACGCTAACATTGAAGTTATCGTGTATATAATCCATAAATTGCTGTTTGTTCATCGCACCTTTCTTGTACTTCGGATTAATAATTCCCCATTCGTTTTTCACATCAACGCACTCAATTGCATCTTCAGTTTCTTCACATTCTTCTACTCTAATGTCAATTTCATACACCTTAGGTGCATCTACGAAGAACAACTTATCATTTCTGCATTGCAATTTTACAAACAGTTCATATGCCTCCTCGTAAGTATCAAAGTCCCCAAATCCAACCTCGTAATCAATAGCCTCAAGGTCTATATCATAGCCAAGCCCACATACATAATATCTTGTTTTCATTATTCATCGTCCTCCTCTTCATCTTCTTCGCCTTCAAGTAATTCAACTTCCACGCCGAATATAGTACCATCGGCATTGAGGTATGCTTCCCCATAATCCACGAATACAGAATTACCATTCCATTCCGTCTTAATGTCAAGATCCATTCCCATTTCCTCTGCTTCTTCTCTGTTTTCTGCCTCGACTTCCATTTCGAAGCTGATTGTGTAAAGACCTGTTACTTTGTACTTGTTCATAATGTTGCCTCCTTAAACCAAATTGTTATTTTTCTTCATTTCTTCTGCGTATTCCATAAGCATCTCAACAACCTCTGCAACGGTTGTATCATTTGCATCTGCAATCTTTTCGAGTGCCTCTGCCTCAATGTCATATATGGTAATGTTTGTCATATTTACCTCCTTAAACTAATTCGTACAATGTACCATGTCCACAAGATTTACACCATTCACACCTTGAATCAATAGCGTCCATCTCATCAACACTGTGCGCAAGTCTTGCTTGATTTCCTTCGCGACTTTCAATTGCCCACAAGCAATGTTCGCAAACCCACAGGCTCTCTCTGTGTCCGCAGTTTTCTCCGTAAGGAATAGAATCCCATTCATCATAATCCAAGCCATAATTCACACAAACACTATCAACCATATACTCTTCAAGGCACATATCTGGATCGTCATTTTCGTGCCAATTTTCGTAGTATCTATCGAGTGCTTTCCAAATCTCATCCTTGTCAATGTTACTACCCTTGGAGAACTTGATTTTGAGCGTTCTCTCGAAGCACGCTACATCATATTCAACCTCTCTCGGAAGTATCATTCCACCATCTGTCATATCAAACTCCTTTACTTCGTTGTACCACTTAAGCAAACTCTTTGCGATACGCTCATAATCATCGTTCGGTGCAATGCTCAAACTCATATCCCATACATCGCCATCTTCTTCATATGGAAAGTTAAGCCAATCAAAGTCTGTCTGCATATAGTCGCTTGTCCAAACCTTGATACCAACATTTATGCCCCAATCGGGATCGTCTTTTGCTTGGATAACATCTTTCCTCGGCTCTTTGCCATACCCACCAGACCAACCTACAAAGATTGCAAGGTGGTCATCTAGTTGATAACGACAACACCCTTCTTGGTTTTCCACCAACCATTCAACGGACTCTTTGATAAACTGTGCAATTTTACTCATATTACTTTTCCTCCTTTTGGAGTGGGCTTTTCGCCCACCCCTATTATAATCATTTTGCTGTGTTAATTATAACTGCAATTCTCCACAAGGGCAACCTCTACGCTCCCACCAATCTGTGTTTCCAAACGGGATTTCGTACCAAGGCTCGTGGTCAATGTTATCAAGGAACTTTGTCACATTCTCTTTGAAGTCATAATGTGCGATAAGCTCCTTTGAGATTGGTGTTATTTTCAAGTATAAATCACTTGTACTTTCGTAGTTACACCCAATTTCCTCTGGCTTCATAAGTTCCTTTGCCTTGTGTAGTAATGTTTTTGCGTTCATACTTACCTCCTTAATAACTTTGAATTTGTCTACCTCTGGGATTAAAGCAAGTGTTCTGCCGTTATCCCATTTCATACCGATTTGACCCATATCATCAACGAACTCAACAGTTCCTTTTGTGCCTTCAAGCACCGGTGCATATGGATCATTCATTTCGATAAGCTCGATCCTTGTTCCCTTTAAGAAACGTGCTTTGATTACATCAACATTCGTCATATTACCAATACCTCCTTTCAAATGTTACACTCACTCTCGTAAGTTCTTGTTCCTCGGTTTCTGCATTATAAGTCAAGTGCCACGCTTGAATGTAATCGGTGCTTTCGATTGCTTTCACATCTTCATAAGATAGTGCCGTTACCCCACTCTCACGGAAGAACAGATATCTGTCGTAATCGACTTTATCTCTGATGTGACCTGTGAATGAATCGATGTCATAGTAAATGTCACTTGCGAACCTCTCACAGTATCTACCTGCAAGTTGTACCATTTTTGACACAACTCTACTCCAATTGTCCCCCTTGTCTGACACTGTGTATGTGTCGTAGAATGAATAGTTTTGGATGTTTGCTTGCTTTTCCATAATTATCTCCCCTCGTTAAAATCATTTATTTTGTTTGTTGTGATTTCCATTGCTTGCTTGAATGTGCATCCATAATGGTTTTCATAAAGCCCTACATAACCTTTACGGCTTGTGTTTGCCAAACCTGCGATATATGTGTCACATTTTTGTGCAACATACAACCAAAGGTAGTCATCATCTGGGTGATTGCTATATCTGCAAATCACAATTGGTGTTGCCTCAAGGCTATTCCAAATTTCATTCGCAATTGCCTTGCGAACATCCTCGTAAATTGTTGTGAAGTCTGTCATAAATTTCATATGTGTTATCCTCCTTAAGATATCAAAACGGCTTTGCCATTAAGTTTAATGTTGCAACGGTTTTCGTTAATCATTTCTACCAACCATTCGTTATCTTCGGTTATGTTGTTTGAATCTACGAAATCAAGTGCCCAACCTGTGTGGATACCATTAAGTTCATCATCATCGCCAAGATATATCGGCAATGCCTTGATTTCCTCCATTGTCATACCCTTTTGTCTAAGTCTTGCACAAAGTGCCAAAATGTCGTTGATTGTAAGTTGATCCATATTAATTTCCTCCCTTTACGCTTTAAAATTGTAAATGCTTTGTTCTATCTGAAATTTCTTTTCAAGCATCGTTTTGATAACATTCCAATGCTTGACAATATCTTCGATACAAGGATACTTGGCAAAAACATAACCTTCGTTGTGGTTTGGGTGATAGTACCAATCTGCATTATTGGAACGACGACTTTTGTCGTGACCACCTCTTACAAAATACGCCTCTCCATTAGGCGTTACACCAAATTCTTGCCACACATACACCTCGTGTTGCCATTCAAACTGTACATCTTGTGTGGATAAACCTTTGTACTTTTTGCAATACTCCTGAATTGATTCCCATGCTTTCTGCAATGCAATTTCTCTCTGTGTCATAATTAATTTCCTCCCTTTGTAATGTTGTAAAGACGGTTCTTTTCACGGTTTGCTCTGCGTGTTTGTTCGGTGATTGCTTTTCGCAACACGCCACACGCTGCTCCTTCTAATTGTTCATACGCTTTCAACTCCTCCCATCGTCCAATGATATTGATACCGTCAAAGAATGTGTTGCGATCATTTTGTGCTTGCGCCTTTGTGAATGGCTTTCCGCCATATTTGACCTCATATTGCAGTCTAGGTTCGTTAGGATGATACGAAATGTCGAATCGGCAAGAACCAATCCATTCTCGAATATATGTGGACTCACCTGTAATTTCGCTAATGCGTCTTGCATATTCCTTAATGGTTTCCAACTGCTCCAATATTGCATCGAACTTTGCGTTCTCTGCAACATCTGCAAGAGGTTTGTAATATGCAACGGTTTCGTCTGCGTACTTCTTTGCGGCTTCGTACTCTGCCATAAGAGCATCGAATTTGTTTGTGTTGGGCTTTTCGTAAGCTACGGTTACTTTGATTTCGTTCATGTTATATTTCCTCCTCAAATAAAGTCCTTCATTGACATCCCGGGAGCATCCCACGGATTGCTTGGTGAATAATCACCGTTTTCGGCAGATGGTGTGTAGTGGTAGTGATGTTCATCGTTATCTTCCTCTACCCAATAATCCGTAGTGTCAATCTCTCCGTCCGAGAAATCAAACTGACTATTCTCACACCCTTCTTCAAATGCTCTTTCGGCTTCTTCTGCGTTCTCTGCTTCCACATAGAATGTGTGGATAAGCTTTTCGATGTAGGTTACTTTGTAGGTTTTCATTTACTCTACCTCCTGAATATAAAGCGTAGTATGAGACTCTCTCCAATAGCCCATCGAACCTGCATCAAGCATATCGTCTCTATCGGTTTCAATGTCCCATCCGTTGTTTTCGATAATTTCCATTTCTTCGGCTCGTTGCTTGTCAAATATTTCCTTTGCCTCTTCGTAGGTGTGTGTCACACCCAAGATTGCAACTGCCTCATCATCTTCTGTTGCCCAATCGAGCACTACTACATAATGTTTCATGTTAATTCCTCCTTATATTGCAATCCATGCTCTTACATCGTCGCAGATGTCGTAGAAGGATTCCAAATAATCATCAACATCGTAATCTTCCTCGTATGCCTCAAGACATAAAATTTCATCCTCGATGTCAGACTCTTTCCAATCTCTATCCTCGTCGGACAGTTTGTTGAGCAATTCACGGTAGCAAGCAATTAAGCATCTTACTACGAATTCCTCATCCTCTGCACAGATTGCCTCTCTAAGTTGTTTGCCCCATTTAAGTGTGTAATTCCATTGTGCCATTTTAATTTTCCTCGCTTTCAATTAATTTTTTCACATAGTCAAGAAATTCGTATACATCATCCTCAACTGCAAGCGTTGCCTTTTCGCCATTAGAAAGAATCACTTCTTTCTCAACACGCTTGTAACTGTGAGGAATTGTCCAATTCCCACACACATCTTTGTGAACGCTTTGCAAGATTGTTAATGCCTTGTTTTTGTTCATTTCGTTACTCCTTTATATCTCTCCGACCTATCCAAACATTCTTGTAAACGCACTTTCTTGCCAAGGCGCAAATCCTTTTGCCCTTTCTTAACCCTTGTGGCTTTGCCTGCCTCTTGAAGTCTCTTTGGCATTTCGTACTTATATGCAAGTTTGTGCATATGCTCGGAGTAATTTCTTTCTGTTGTTCGTGCATTATTGCAGAGTTCAAATTCTGCTTTGTACTCGGCAATGCTCATATTGTGAAACTCTTTCACATGAGAACCAAGGCGTTTGTATGCTCGGCCGCATATATGACATACCACATATCCTCGGCTATCGTATGCAATCTTGCCTTTGGGTGGGGTGGGATTGTCAGTCCCACCCTTGAGATAGTAAAGGTAACACCCTTGGCACGTTTGCCCGGGGTAAATCTTTGTTGGAATTAGTTTGTTGCATTTTGTGCAGTGCATTCCGTTTCCTCCTTTTCGCCATTCATTTCGGCTTCCAATTTAGCGATTCGCTCTGCGACTTTTGAAAAGTGATCTGCAAGAATGTCTACATCGCACCAATCATGGTCATAACCAAAGTTCAGAATAAGAACCTTGCCGATATGCTCTGTTGTAAGGGTGGTGTTGCTATCAGTTGTTGCTTTGATATATGCGTTAATCAGAACAATCTCGTCAAGATTCTTCGGCTTGATTGCATAACATTCATGATCCTCGCTTGACCATGCAAATCCATAATCGCAATTGCAAACCTCTTTCTTGTTAAGCAGTTTCCAACTTGCTTCGATTGTGCCCTTGTAGGAATTTTCCCACGCTTTGCAATCTGCCTCGTTTGTGAACTCTCTGCCGTCAACGG